ATGAAAGCAAAGATAGTAATAGATACGCGTAGAAGCAAAAAAGACGGCACATTTCCTGTCGTAATAGAAGTGCGCAACAAAGACAAGATAAGAATAGCCACCCCATATTCCACGGCACCAGAAAACTGGAAGAATGGCGAATTCACCCGTGCTGAAAGCAATCACCAGCGGAAGAACATTATTCTGCGTGATATGCTGAACCGAGTGGAGAGATTCATCTTGCAACTGGAAGATGAAGACTGCGAACTGACAGACAGTGAGCTGAGAAGAAAACTTGCCGAAATCATATCCGGCGAAGAACGAAAAAAAGAAAAAACCTTCCTAGATTATCTGGACGAGTTCATAGCCCTAAAGGAAAAGAAAGGAACCATAGAAGTCTACCGAATGACACGCACTAAGATAGAAGCTTTCGACCCCTCATGCACCTTCAAGAGCATGGACAAAAAATGGCTGATGCGTTTCGAGGAGTGGTTGAAAAACTGTGGGATGAAAACTAATGCAGTAGCCATACATCTACGAAATATCCGCGCCGTGTTCAACTATGCCATTGACGAGGAATATACTACTCTCTACCCCTTCCGTCGCTTCACCATCAAGAAGGAAGAGACACGCAAACGCAACCTTACCGTCGAACAACTACGCACCTTGCGCGACTATCCATGCGAGGAATACCAAAAGAAATACAGAGATATCTTTTTGCTGATGTTTTACCTGATAGGCATCAACGCCGCCGACTTATTCCTGGCCCGCAAGAAAGACGTGGTAAACGGACGCCTTGAATATAAGAGAGCTAAAACCGGAAAGCTATACTCCATACTTATACAACCGGAAGCGCAAGCCATCATTGACCGTTATGCGGGAACCGGAGAATATCTGCTAAATGTGATGGATGACTATGCCAACTACAAGGACTTTCTCCATCGAATGAACCTGGGCCTGCGTCAAATAGGCGAAATGAAACGCTCAGGTCGAGGAGGAAAAAAAGAACGTCAACCGTTATTCCCAGATATATCATCGTACTGGAGCCGCCATACCTGGGCTACGCTTGCTTCACAACTGGATACACCAAAGGATGTCATATCCGAAGCCTTGGGACACGAGTATGGCAGCTCCACCACCTCCATATACATCAACTTCAACCGTGAGAAGGTGGATCAAGCGAACAGGAAGGTGATAGACTTCTTTTTGCTTCGATGAGTTCGTCATAGATAACATGGCTGAACTCATTACTGAAATACTCTGCCCACTCTCTATACAACAAACATACTCCTGTCCGAGGATCTGTATAATCCATCGCATCCCACAGGTCTTCCAGACGCCCTTCCGCCTCAAACGGATCACAACCAAAGGCTTCTGAAACCTCATCAGGATAATAGTCAATGATAGCGTCTATCTAGTCCCCGCGATCCGTACAACCTTTGTGATAGATGGCGTTGAAAGTAGCTTTATAGATTGCTTTTTCTCTTTCCATATTTTATGATGTTTTTAAGGATGGATGTCTATTACATTCCCAGTCCACTTGTCAACGACAAAAGATTTGCTGATCACGTATCTTCCGTTCTGGATGTACAAGTAGAAAAGAAACAATGCAAACACGGCGATGATGAGTTTCGCGATTCTGTACCAATTCTATTTCATTCTTCAACTCCCTCAAAATTGAATATATACATATCATTACCTAACTTCAAATGCAGCTCAAATGGTTTTCCTTTTGGATTCTCTACTGCTATTATCCCATTAAGTTCTTGTCCGGAAAAGACGGTATTCCTTTTTAGATATTCTTTCCTCACATATTCTTCAGCATCAGAATATGCAGCATCTTGCCCACCAGTATAGACACTTATTGTCGATTCCACTTCCCCTGTATTTTGGCCTTGCCCGTCTTTGATGGCAGTAGCGGCATTTACTTTCTCCACATTATCAGGTCCGAACCAAAGAATATTTTTCTTCAACTTCTTTAAATACTCGGATGCAGAATACACTTCTAATTCCACTTCTTTACCTTTTCTAATAGTAAAAGCTGTTATCCCTTTCGGATTGAAATCCAAAGGGGATTCTCCTTGGTTTCTCAAAACAACATACAATCTCATTTCTTTCCCAAACCCATATGATTTACTCGAAATCCGAGGTGCAAGAGAGATTTCCAAATTCTCTGTGCTATAACTCAAGACTTCTACACCATCAATATAGACACGAATAGGATTATCATAACGCGTCTGAGAAAATAACAAGACACTACATGAAAGTAATAAAATCGTAAAAAATGTCTTCATCACACATTCGTTTTTATGCATACTTAGTTTTTTGATTCTACAATACTATCAACCTCTATCCATAAGTTATCCATTTCATATTCTTTTTCAGACGGGTAACCGGTTATTTGTTCAGTAAGCCACCTCTTAATCCTAACTATAAAATGAGCTTTATCTAAATCTAATAAATCCTCTACAGGCATATTCAATGTATGTAAATTATTTATTCTCAATTCATTAGAATGTATAGCATCATACAAATAAGCAATATCTTCATCATCGCTTAAATAACTATCAACAATCTCTTTATTGGACATGTTTCTCATATTGGAATAAGTTTTCTTCATCTCTCGGATTATATATTTTAATAACTTTTTACGCTCACTCACGTTATTATTATATTGTATATACTCAGTGCATCGTATTATACCTTTTTCATCCATACATTCACCACAAAATCCTCCAGAAATAGAAGTTATATTCTCATTAATAATAAGAATTCCACCTTGAATTTCATCACATCTTTTATTAGAATGAATCATACCCTTTCTATCAATATAATAATAATAAGATGATTTTTTGCAAGATGACAAAATAACAAATCCTAATAATAGAATACATATATTCTTCATAATTTCTATTAATACAAAATTACAATCTTTTCATACACCCCAATACTTGGTACACTATCTCAATCATATCCTTACGCAAATCCTGTACCCCATACTCCGGAGACTTATTGGTCGGAACCAATGAATAACAATCCACATTCTCTGAAGGTCCAATACGCTTGATAGTACGCATTCCATTTCTTGTAACTATTGCATAAACCTCACCGAAAGGAAGAAATGAAAAATCTTCTATACGTTTTAAGGCTATAATATCCCCATGGGTAATTTCCGGCTCCATACTATGCCCCGTGACATTACACCAACAAGTAGCCTCGTTGTACTTCTTAAAATCTATCAGATATTCCGGTACAGTGGTCTGGTCATTGAGAACGATATCAAAGCCTCCGATGAAGTCTACATTATAATATGGTACGCCTTTGGAATAATTAATGTTGGGCAATTCATTTTCCACAGGATTTGAGGAATCAAGAAGCATATTCCCATCACCGCTTATAAGCCAAGAACGATTTAATAAGGGAAATGCTCTTAGAACATTTTCTACCTTATCTGAACCCATACCTTCACGTATATTATTAACATAACCATTTGAAAGAGAGCATCTTCTTTCAAATTCAGATCTCGAAATACCTTGACTTTTAATAAAAGTCATCAATCGTTCCTTTATTCCCATACGCCTCTACATTAGTTAATAATTGTTTATTATTAGAAATATCTCATAGAAACATTTCTAAATCTCAAATATTATATTCATCTTTGCAGCAACAAAGTTAGAAAATAAACTTGTAAACACATAAACATCTATAAATAATGATAGACATAAGAGACGAAAAATACTTAAGCAACTTGAAAGCGCTGCGCGAATCGCTTCCGGCCGGATATACCAAACGGATATCACAGGAAATGGGCGTATCTGCTATGACCGTTACCAATGCACTTTGGGGACGAACAAGACGCTACGACATAGTGGAAAAGGCTATACAGATAATGAACGACTACAACAAGTTAGCCCGGAAATTAGAAAAAACAGTGAACGAATAATAAATCCCATAACCTTATGAAACTCTACATCTACCCCATCGCCAGCATCATGCTGATCATTGCCAGCCGGTTGCTTTCACACCATGTACACTGCACAGGATGGAGCATCGCCATGCTGGCAGCCGGATTCATTAGCCTGGGCATCTACGCCTGGAAGTGTGACAAACAAGCCAACAGGAGGTGAAGACATGGCACGCACAAGGAACATCGGAAAGATAATGCCCGTGCCAAAGGTATGGCTCAGCAAGAAAGAACTGGCCGCCTACCTGGGCGTATCCACCCGCTACATCGAGGTGAACATCAACACCAATCCGAAGGTAGACCTCTACAGGATGAGCGACAGGGTCGTGTTGTACAACAAAGAAAACATCGACCTAATCATACGACGGTCCAAGACGTAAACGAACACACGGACAAAAATCCCCCTCCGGAAGGCGGACATCGCGCACACTACAACCACAAAGATGAATGGATTCAAAGTCATAACGGCGCATGTTTTCAATAGGTAGTGTTTTCAGGATGACAGCGCGAAGGGCGGCAGTTCGAATCTGCCAGGGGGAACGAATCTATAAAACAGCATAGGCAATTACCCGGCAAGGTCTCAGCACAACAGCCTCAAAGCTGACATACATAGCCGGACTTGAGGGGAGGGCGAAAGATGAACGTAGCCTACCCGCCTCATGCGCAAGTCGCACATCTGCTGACATGTGCCGCGAACGTCATGACGAACCCGGGAAATATGCTGCCGTAGACATCTATGAGATTATAAATAGCCCTTCAGTGGGCACTCTACATATAGATACCATCCCCGCCCGGCCACGAGCCTGCCCTTTGATGCGGAGGCGGGGAACAAACCCTAACCATGTTTTAATCATATATATTTTGTGCTTAGCATGTTAACTGTCCCGCCCGGTCCGTGAGGATAGGACGGATTTCTGATTCCGAGACAAATCTTTGCTTGGCTCCATGGTTTGAGAAAGGGCCGGCCCCACGGGTTGGGGCTGACCCGCAAACCTGGGACAAACAAAGAAATATATAATAATGTATCACTTAAACTCAAACCATTATGAGCAACATCCAAATCACCGTTGACAGGCTGAACCAGTTACAGCCTGCCGACATCCTGACCTACGAACCTGTCAGGGACAAATTCATTCAAATCTGGGACACCCTCTGGGGCGAAGGGACAGGAGAAGCCGCCTACGAACGTGAGCTGAACCACTTCACCCACTGGCTGAAGGACAACGCGCAGACCGCATCCAAGGTCACGTGCTTCTCCATCTTCACCACCTTCATCGACCTGGCTATCTGCGGCCTTTCCGTCGAGCCGGGCGTGCGCGCCCTCTGCTACCTGCAAGGGAGAAATATCACCGTAGGGAAAGATGACAAAGGGAAAAGCATATATGAAGCCCGGCTCACACTCAACATATCAGGTTATGGAGAACTGGTGATGCGTGCACGGGCCGGACAAATCAAGTATGCCGACAACCCCGTCATCGTCTATGAGGAAGACAGTTTTTCCTTCTCGGACAACGACGGGCGCAAATCCGTAAAATACACCTGCAACCTCCCGCACAAAAGCCGGCACATCGTGGCCTGCTTCATGAAGATTGTCCGCACGGACAACTCCGTGGACTACGCCGTGATGTTCGAGGAAGACTGGGCGCGGCTCTCCGACTACTCCGCCAAGCAAAACCGGAAGTGGGACGACCAGAGCCGCCGGTGGGTGAAAGGAAACCCCAACGAACTCTATTCTTCGCAGAACGGAGGCATCGATCCCGGCTTCCTGATGGCCAAATGTATCAAACATGCCTTTAAGACCTATCCGAAGGTGCGAATCGGCAAGGCCACGCAGATGGATACCGACACGGTGGATGCACCGCAAGAAAATTTATACGGCGTGGAAGAACCGGAAGAAAAGCCGCAGCCCGAAAAGCCGCAGAACTTCTGCCCGCCGCGCGACGACTCCCAAGGTGTCACCATCGACCCCGGACAATCGGAAGACGGCGACGAACCCTGGTAATTCTTCATTCTTAATTCTTCATTTTATATATTATGAGCAACGAACTTATCCTACGCGAAGACAACATACGCCTGGTAATGTCCCAAGCCCCGCAGGCATGGCGCGACAACCAGCAAAGCCATGACCGCTGCCTCGCCTCCTGCCGGTCCCTGCTGGACACCATAGAGGCCGAAGGCATGAACGACGAACTCGACCAGATGGCGGACACCTACATCCGCAAGAGCCGCAACACCGTGAAGAAGATGAACGAACAGCGCAGTGCCGTCACCAAACTGTTCGACGAGATACGCACCGTCTTCACCACACTGGAGAACGAAGTGGACCCCACGAAGAAAGGCAGCATACCCTATCAGTTGCAGGACTACCGCAACGCCTATGCCGCCAGGAAGCAGCGCGAGGCCGAGGAACGCAGACGCGCCGAAGAACAACGCCAACGCCGCGAACTGGCACGCGCATCCTACCTCCGGGACGTGGAGGCCGATTACCGCCAGACGTTCAACCGGCACCTCACACAGCGGTACAACGAGTTGGCCGCGCTCAACCAGGAGATTACCCTACAAAACTTCGAGGAGCAAGAGCGCAAGATACGAGCCATCCCCCTGGACCTGCCCGACGACTACGCATCGGCCCTCTACTCCGGCGTGCGCATTCCGGCAGAGATGGACAGCACAGAGGCAGCAGGCATCCGCCGGCAGGTACTCGAAGGGCTGATGCCCCAGTTCCGCGAGCAGTACAACTTCGAGATGCAGTCCAACGTGGAAAGCGTCCTTACCCTCCTGCCCAGCAAGAGGAAAGAACTAGAGGCCATCGCAAAATCGTCTGCCGAAGAAGCCGCCCGCCGTGCCGAAGAACTGAAACGCCGCGAGGCCGAGGAAGCCGCCCGCCGCGAACAGGAACGCATCCGCCGCGAGCAGGAAGAGCGCGAACGCCAGCAGGTGCAGAAACAGCAGGCTGAAATGGCCGGACTGTTCGAGCAGGCCAAAGCCGCCGCCCCTGTCTACCAGCCCAAAGCACAGGTGAAGAAGCGCATCGTGGTCAACGACCCGCGCGGATTCCTCGACATCCTCAACCTCTGGTGGACAACGGAAGGCGTCACCCTCAGCGTGGAGGAACTGGCGAAGAAATTCAAGTCGCAGCTCACCCTCTGCGAACGCCTGGCCAACGACAAGCAGGACCCGCGCTTCATCCAGTCTGCCTATATCACGTATGAAGACGAAGTAAAAGCAAAGTAAATTAAGAACTAATAATGGATGCCTATTACAACCGCACCGAAGTCTCCAACAGCGACCTCACCGAACTGAAGAACCTGCTGCACCCGCACATCCAATACGGCGACCGTGAGCAGGCCTTCCGGTTCGGATCGCTGGTGGATGCCATCATCACCGAACCCGACCGCGTCAACTACTTCCGGCGGACGGTGGACGATGTTCTCTATACGGACGAAGAATTTGACCACGCCCGCGAGATGAACCGGTCCCTGCGCATGGAAGCCCGTCACGACGCTTTCCTGAAGACCGTGCTGGAGCAGGCCGAGACGCAACGCTTCATGGTGAACGGCAGGCAGGACTTCGAGTATGGCGGATTCGCCTTCACGCTGCCCACCCGTTGCAAATGGGACTGGTGGATGCCCTTCGCCGGATTCGGCGGAGACCTCAAGACCACGTTCGCCGCCTCGCAGCGGGAGTTTGAGGAAGCCATCGACTTCTTCGACTGGGACCGCAGCCGCGCCTGGTACATGGACATCGCCGGGAGCAACCGCGACTTCATCTACGCCATCAGCAAACGGAATTGCCTGGTGTTCAAGCACTTCATCAACCGGGGCGACGGCACCTACCGCCGAGGCCGCGAGAAGTACGAGGAACTGGCCTTCCAGTATTGGCTTTTTAATTTGAATGGAATATGAAAAAAGGAGAATACAGCTACCACCCCTACGGTCGGCACTTCCGCATCTACGTCTGCATCTACGCCGACAGTCGCACCACGACGTCCGACCCCGTGCCCGGCGAGCCACTCTACACCGACCGCGAGGCAGCCAGAAAGAGAGTGTACGAACTGAACGGATGGAACTACAAACCAAGACAACCCCGATGAGCACCCCTCTGAAAGTCACCCCCTACCCCTACCAGTCGGAAGGTATTGCGCAAGGATTGAAGTGGAAACGCTTCTTCCTGGCCGACGAACCCGGACTGGGCAAGACGCTGCAAAGCATCGGCATCATCCACGCCGCCGGCGCCTGGCCCTGCCTGGTCATCTGCCCCTCCTCGCTGAAGATCAACTGGCAGCGCGAGGTGGAGAAGTTCACAGACGCCAAGGCCCTTGTCCTGACCGATGCCGTGCGCACCACGTGGCCCTACCTCGTGCAGATGCGGATGTTCCAATACATCATCGTCAACTACGAGAGCCTGCGCAAGTACTTCGTGTGGGACATCAAGGGAGGCAAGTCCTTCCGGCTCCGCGACGTGGTGTTCTGCCCGCAGATACGCCTGTTCCGCTCGGTCATCATCGACGAGAGCCACCGCGTGAAGGACGCCACGACCCAGCAGGCCAAGTTCGCCAAGGGGCTGGCGGCGGGCAAGGAATACATCATCCTGCTCAGCGGCACGCCCGTGGTCAACCGCCCCGCCGACCTCGTGGCGCAACTCTCCATCATGGACCGCCTGAAGGACTTCGGCGGGCGCGGACAGTTCCTGCTGGACTACGCCCAAGGGGAACACGAAGCCTCCAACCTCGACGAACTGAGCCGACGGCTTTACGCCACCTGCCTGCTTCGCCGGGAAAAGGCCAAAGTCCTGACACAGCTGCCCGCCAAGACCCGCGTGGACCTCTACGTGGACATCGCCAACCGCGAGGAATACGACACCGCCGCCGGCGACCTGGCGCAGTACTTGCGGGACTACAAGCAGTGTTCCGAGCCGGAGATACGCCGCAAGATGCGCATGGAAGCCCTGGTACGCTTCATGGCCCTGCGGGGCATCGCCGCACGGGGGAAGGTGGCACAAGCCGCAGACTTCATCCGCACCGTCACCGACAGCGGCCAGCCCCTCGTGGTGTTCTGCTCGCTGCACGACATCGTGGACGAGCTGCACCGCCTGTTCCCCCGCGCCGTCACCGTCACCGGACGGGACAACGCCGTGATGAAGCAGGCCGCCGTGGACGCCTTCCAGCAAGGGCGGACCCGGCTCATCATCTGCTCCATCAAGGCCGCAGGCGTGGGCCTCACGCTCACCGCCGCCAGCCGCGTGGCCTTCATCGAGTTCCCCTGGACGTATGCCGACTGCCAGCAGTGCGAAGACCGCTGCCACCGCATCGGACAGCGCGACAACGTGACGTGCTACTACCTCATCGGCCGCGGCACCATCGACCGCAAGCTCTACCAGATCATCTACGACAAGCGGGCCGTGGCCAACCAGGTGATGGCCGCCGACGACGAAATCCCGACGGACACCCTGTATTTCGACGAACTGGCCGAAGCCTTCTTACATGAATAACTAATAATGAATAATGAAGAATGGACGTATGCAAGACCGACCTCATCCAAGCCGCCCGCCTGCTACAAGAAGCGGCAACCTACATCCAATCCCGCGCCCGGTCGGCCCGCGAGGCCGACAAGGCCAGGCAGATGAACAGATTGAGCAAGAAACTGATTAAAAAGATAGAGACAAATGAAAAACTATGAATGTAAAGTCATCCTCGACCGCACGATGGAGAACGGTATGACAAAGAAAGTAACCGAGCAGTACATCATTCAGGACTGCCTAAGCCTGTCCGAATCCGAAAGCCGCATGTCAGAGTACATAGCACCCTACGCAATCGGAGACTTTGAGGTCATTTCCTCCCGCGTGGCTCCCTACCATGAGATTGTATATGACAAGTTCGGCATCGTGAGCCAGGCAGACGGCGAAGCCCAGAAACTGCTCGGGCAGAACCGCAACGCGTCTACCGACCCCGACCGCTGGTACCGCGTGAAAGTATCCCTCATCACCCTCGACGAAAAGAGCGGAAGAGAAAAACGCACCGCTCTCAACCTGCTGGTCAACGCGTGCAGTGTAAACGCCGCGCACGACGTCACGGTGGAACACATGAAAGGCTGCATGTCCGACTACGAAATCGGGAACATCGACGAGACCAAGATTATGGACGTGATACCTTTGGAAGAAATACCGGCTGGACAGAAGTCATTCAAATCCTTCAAAAAGGAAGTAGGAAAGTTTGTAGACAGCTTGCCCAAAGGATACAAAACTACCATTCACGTGGACGGGATGGAAGACGTCACCATCGACAAGACGAAGGAGGACGCGTAATGACCGAACAAGACTACATCCCCGACTGGTGGATACCGTGCCGTAAAACCCCGGCTTCAACGCGATTAACCCCCGGCTTTAACCCCGTTAAACCGGGGATTCTATAAACATTACAAAACACAGAGACAATGAAAGAAATCAGCATGAGAATCCCCGACGGCACAAGGAAAGTGACCGTCGAGACAGGTGACGACGGGAAAGCCGCCATCTGGTACGAGAAACCCGAAGTGAAAGTAGAAGAAAATCAACTCCTCTTTGATGCCCTTGCCAAGGAAGGCAAGCGTTGGAACGCCGATAAGAAGTGCATCGAGGACTTGCCGAGGTGGAGGGCGAAGAAGGATGAAACCTATTATTTCGTTAGCATAGATGCCGAAGTAATTGATAATATAGAATATGGCTACAGTGTAGACGATGCGTGCTATTCCGTCGGCAACCACTTCAAGACCCGCGAAGCCGCCGAGTGCGTGGCCAAGCAAATCCGTGAAATCTTCAAGAACAGCAAGCCAGAGTAAGACCATCTTGCGTACTTCATAACATCATCCCCGCAAGCCCAACCCGAGGTACGCCACTGTGGCACGGTACACGGGAACTGCGGGGAACCACCCGGGCAGTGTTGCGTAATGTGAGAACGGCTGTCACATCCCATGCGGTTGCACACGATGCGGGTTCGAGCCCCGCCTGCCCGGCAATCAAAAACAGGAACCAATGTACTACCTCAGACGAAAGAAGAAGAAAGACAAGCCCCTCCCCCTGTTCGACAAGGCAGGGGTGAAGATAAAGAAGAAACCCGACCTGAAAGCCAGGCTCGACAAGGAGTTTTCGCTATACATCCGGCTGCGCGACGCGATGCCCGGCGGATTCTTCCGCTGCATCAGCTGCGGCCAGATAAAGCCCTTCGAGCAGGCCGATTGCGGGCATTACATAAACCGACAGCACATGTCCACCCGCTTCGATGAGATGAATTGCAACGCCCAGTGCCGTAAGTGCAACCGCTTCATGGAGGGCAACATGTCGGGCTACCGCCAAGGCCTGGTCGCCAAATATGGCGAGCAACGTGTACTACTATTGGAATCCAAGAAGAATCAGACACGCAAGTACAGCGACTTCGAGTATGCCGAACTAATCAAGTATTACAAGGCGTTGAACGCCAAACTTAGAAAGGAGAAAAGCCTATGACCCTACAAGAAGAAGCCAAACAAATAAGCGACTACCTGCAAATCACCTGCCAGAACAACCCGCAGGAAATACAGCAGCGTATCGCCGACACTATGGTCTATGTGGCCCGCACAGGCGAAATGCTCGCCACGGCCAAGCAAATGCTTCGCCGCCGAAAGTCCGAAGAGATACAGAACACCATTATAGCCATCGCCAAGGAAAACTGCCTCTCAGCCAAGGTGCAGAACGCCCTGCTCGACAGCATCGCCGAAGAAGAAGCCTTCCTCGTCGACACCCTCGACCGGCTCAACGCCGCCGCCACCCACCAGCTCGACGCGCTGCGCACCCTGCTCTCCTACGAACGCGAGGGGATGAGGCTGAACAAGACTGGATATTAGGATCAACACATAACCACCAAACCTATGGCCAAAAATCAAAAGAAATCATTCGTTTTTAATGTCGCCTGGCATGAGGTGCTAACGGATTTCGAGCCGGAGGTCAGACTTGAAGTGTACGACGCAATCATCGAATACGTAGCGTCGGGGACACTGCCCGAGCTGAAACCGCTCTCGAAAATGGCATTCTCCTTCATTAAAAAAGAGATTGATTACAACAACGAGAAGTACGAGGAAACGGTCATCAAACGCAGCGAGGCCGGGAAGAAAGGGATGCAGTCCAGGTACGGGAACCAACCGGGCGTAACAAAGCTAACAAACGTAACAAGCGATAACAAAGCTAACACGTGTTACGACAGCCTAACAAACGTAACTGATAATGATAATGTAGATGATAATGATCATGTAGATGTGGAGGATAAATCCTCCTCCCCCCAAAGCCCCCCAAGGGGCGGGGAAGGAGGAACGGATTTCCTGTCTTCTCCCCTGTCGCAGCGCGACGGAATCCCCCGCAACTTCGACGGGCTGTGCCGCGAGATGAACACCCTCGGCATCCCCCAGCGCCAGCAGGACGAAATCATGCGCCTCTCCAACTTCGGGCAGATAGGCCACCCCGTCTTCGCCCTCATCCGCGAATGCCTCGACAGCCGGGGCCGCAAGTTGGAGAAAGACCGCATCCGACAGCCCGGAGCCTACATCCTCTCCCGCCTGAGGCAAGACAGCGGCAAACCGACGGAGGCGGCGGGTCATGGAGGCTAAACGCTACATCGTCCAGCTCGATGACGACGCGCTGACCGCCTTCCTGTTCCACTGGGTGAACCACGGCAAGCCTTGTCCCCTGCTTTTCCAGAAGCCACGGACAGACGGACAGACCGCCGTCCGACTGCAATACACCGATGGTGACACGGAGAGCATCCTGTTCCTGCGCGATGCCATCCAAGCCACCAGATGCAGGCTGTATGAACGATAACCAAGACAAAGACCGTATGACCCACGCATCACTCTTCAGCGGCATAGGCGGAGCCGAGATAGCCGCTACGTGGATGGGATGGAGAAATCTATTCCATTGCGAGATAAACCCTTTCGGACGCAAAGTCCTCGAATACTGGTATCCAAATTCAACGAGTTATGAAGACATCACAAAAACAGATTTTTCAGAATGGCGGGGACGCGTCGACGTGCTCACCGCAGGCTTCCCATGCCAGCCCTTCAGCGTGGCCGGACAGCGAAAGGGAGCGGACGATGACCGCTACCTCTGGCCGCAGGTTGTCCGCGCTGTGCGTGAAATCCGACCCGCTTGGGTCGTTGGCGAGAACGTTGCTGGAATCCTCACGATGGTTCAGCCCGGCGAGGAGGTTGAAGTGGGAAGCGGCTCCGCTCTTTTCGACGAGAATCACCTATACCGAACGGAGCAGCAGTACGTCCTCGAAACCGTCTGCCAAGACCTCGAGCGTGAAGGATATTCCGTCCAGCCGTTTGTTATTCCGGCTTGTGCCGTCGGAGCGCCCCAAAGGAGAGACCGCGTGTGGATTATTGCCCACCGTGCAGACGCAGGGGCTGAAACGATGCAATGCGGAAGGGAAAACGGAGTTCATGCCGCTGGATTTGCTGCCTACACCCAATGCTGCGGAAGGAGAGAAATACACAACGAGGTACAACTCGGACAGCCAAATGGGCAAAGGGCTTACGGCAATGGCTGTGAACGGCTTGCTGCCTACACCACAAACGAGAGATTACAAAGGAGAATGTCACATGACACAATCTTGCCTGCCGAATACTTTTCAGGCTTCCCAACTCAACCCCCTGTTTGTAACGGAAATGATGGGCTTTCCCTTGGACTGGTTGGTATCACCTTTCCAAAGTGGCGGGCAGAATCCATCAAAGCCTTAGGCAACGCATGGGTGCCGCAAGTGGCATACGAGATATTCAGAGCCATACAACAGATCGAAGATGAAGAAACAACCAGTTAGACCCGCCCGTGACACCACCCTCCCCGTCCGCTGCCGCGACTGTCGCAACGCATCGGAGTTCATCGAGAACTCCTGCTACTGCAAGGCAACGGGGAGGAGGGTCTGTTCTTGCATGAGGTACGGGAGGGTGTGCAAGTACTTTGAATCAAGAAAATAGCAAATCAATAATGACAGCATCCGAAATAAACCTCACGCTAAGCGAAGTCCTCTCCCGCGTCCGTCCCGGGTTGCAGAATAAGATTCTCTACTCCATCGACCTCATACGAAAGGCCGAGAAGATGGCATTGCGCCTTGACCCCGTGAACGGCTTCTACAACACATTTTCCGGAGGCAAGGACAGCCAGTGTCTATACCACCTCGTCAAGCTGGCAGGCGTGAAAGCCAAGACACACATGAACCTCACCAGCGTAGACCCGCCCGAAGTCATCCGCTTTGTCAAGTCGCAATACCCGGACGTGGAGCTGATAAAACCAAAGATGAGCATCTACGACATGGCGAAAAAGAAACACATCCTACCGACACGGAGGTTCCGCTGGTGCTGTGCTGAGTACAAAGAAATGTCCGGTGCGGGAAAGGTGACGCTCATCGGCGTGCGTAAACAGGAAAGCGCACGACGCGCCAAACGGGAGGAAATCAGCACCAACATTAAAGGCAAGCGTGCAGAAGAGACTTTTGACCAATGGAGTGAACATGAAGAACAGATGGTTACTTGCGTAGGAGGAAAGGACAAGATACTTGTGTCGCCAATCATCTATTGGACGGAACGGGACGTGTGGGAGTTCCTTAACAGGAACGGCATTCCGCATTGTAAGTTGTATGATGAAGGTAGAACACGGATTGGTTGCTTATGCTGCCCCATGTCAAATTATAAGCAGAAGTTGAAAGACATATTAGAGTATCCACATGTGAAGCGTGGCTGGATACAAGCTATCCAATGGCTCATTGATAACGGATATGTGAACCGTAACTTTCAAGATGCCGAAACCGGATTCCGCTGGTGGATAAGCGAAAAGTCCTTCGACAAATTTCATGCAGACGAAGTATTACAACGAAAAATAAAATTTGAACCATGACCCGAGACTTAGCCAACAGAATCGTGAGCAAGCACGAATCACTGGTAGTTCTTGCAACTTACAACATCCTATTTACAGATGACATCGTTTGCGGGGAGATTATCGACGCATTCTACCGGCTGGAGAAATCCCCTCTTTTCCGACAACGAACCAAGCAGCTTGCGCGTCAAGCCGTCCTGGCGCAGAAATCATACGAGCGGCTGGTGAACGAAATCATCAGCGACCGCTGTACGTTCTTCGCCGATGCCAACGAAACATTCGCGGAAGAAGTGAACCGTCACGTGCAAATCCTGTACTGGAGTATTAAACGAGAAATGGATAAGCACAACGTGGAGCACTCGGATGTCCTTTCCAAACTAGAGACGGCACGCACCCTATGCGATTTCGCCTGCCAGCAATTCGACAAACGGCTGGAGGAACTGAAACAGACAGACCGTCGTTTCTCCGGATTCCACCTTGATTACCTGAGGCTGACCAACCTCTTGCGGTTGATGAACGAACTAATGCGGACGTTTTATCTCCCCTGCCTGTTAGACTTTAATACGCCTGAGTGCCTGTCTGCCATCGACATCCTTGCAAAAAAGCTGGTGGATGCGGAGAAAATTGCAAAGGCTATATCGGTTGATTAACTTAATACTTATGTAATATGACAAGAGAACAGATTGAGAAAGAAATCGACGCACGATTGGAGGAGCCGGATAACGAATGGGACGGCATATTTAACAGCGGATATTCCAGAGGTTTTAGGGATGGTGCCCAATGGCGCATCAACTCCGTGTGGCACGATGCTAAAACGGAGACCCCCCGCAACAACGAGCCAATCATAGGCATAACTGGAAAAATATGGTGCTATATGGGCTTGTGTGGCGAAACAGCAAAAGAGATATGCCCCGAAATGAAGAAATGGGCATACATTTCAGACCTAATTCCCGAAAGAAAGGAGGAAACGAAATGAAAACAGCGGAGCAATTTAGAGAACAGGCAATTAAACTTGATTTGCATTATTGGGAGCATCATACCTGCGCTATTTGCGGAGAACCAACCGGGTATTATTTCTTTACATATCCGAATTATGAAGTTGTTTTTGACAGTGGTTGCGGATGCAGTTTTGGAAGCAATCCACGTCCTTCAAGCTGGGAAGATGTCGCAGAGTTTTATAACATGCAAACAAACCCTGATGTTATCAATAAAATGGACGAATTTTGGCAATGGGAGGAAACGGAATGATTTACGACATGGATATGTGCGATGCAATGACACATGACAACGGCTATTGTCCTCTGCGTGATAAATGCAAGCGGTTTATATTAGGACAGAAAGCATTGATGGAGGATTATTATCCGATATATTGGATTGAGCCTTGTTATGAGAACGGGGAGTGCGAACTGTTTATCGAAGTAAAGGAGGAAGAGAAATGATACGCGAAGTGACGATGTACCAAGTCGTGTGCGACCGCTGCGGAAGGCCATGTGCCGAAATAGGACGTATCAAAGCATGGGCGAACCGAGAATCCGCACAGATAGCAGCGTGGGAATCGGGTTGGCTTATAACCAACCACGAGACCTATTGCCCCGACTGCGTGGAGTACGATGAGGAAACGGATGAGTATAAACCAAAAAAAAGAAGGAGGACTAAGAAAAGACAGTACAAGAATTGATTAACGAACTCATGAAAGTAGAAGATAAGTCTAAAGAAGTAATTATAGGAGTGTTTTTGGAGCATTATTACTCTTATCGAGAAGTTGATCATATTGAAGAATATGAGGACGATATAACCATTTTCACAGATGATTAATATGGAACGAAAGATAGGAGAAATATTTGAGTACAACGGTGAGTGGTATCAGTGCGTAGGAGGTACTTGCAGAAATTGTAGTTTTTACTATGATACTGTTTGCAAGAACATTACCACTATTGGAAGTACCAATTTTGGAAATTGCCATTGTTCTTTAAGAACAGACCATAAATCTGTTATTTTCAAGAAACTTGAAAAGGTCGGAGAGCCTTTCACCTGTAACTATTATGGGGATAACAGGTTACTAACTATACAAGAATATCAGGCCTATGATATAAATATTAGTTCCATAAATAATATACCGATGTACGTTTCTAATTATAAACATAAGAGAATAGCAATCGAACTTAAGCAAAACCAAGAAAATATGGAAGAAAAGAAATCGAACTTAAAGCCCTTCTCCCTTGAGGCGGCCAAGGCAGGCAAGCCCGTCTGTACGAGGGATGGAAGAAAGGCAAGGATTATTTGCTTTGATGCAAAAGATACACAGCCCATTATCGGATTGTATGAAAAAAATATTGATGGAATAGTTCGTGAATATCTCTGTTCTTATCATACAGATGGAAGAATGTATGATGACCAAGATACTGGATATGACCTTATGATGCTCCCCGAAAAGAAAGAAGGGTGGATTATTAAACCTAAAGACTACCAAGTATATCAGAATAAAGAAGATGCTGAAAGAATTTGTAATAAAGATTACCAAGTTATAGCAAAAATTTCTTGGGAGGAATGATATGGCATGGGTAGCAGTAGATAAAAACGGTGCAGAATGTATTTATCAATTTTGTCCGGTTCGTTCTGAAATAGAAGATAAATTTATTTCATTGTACCCTTATGGTATGTGGTTGGCACTTCCTAAAGGTTCTGTCAAGAAACTTATAGGAAGAGATTTAACTTGGGAAGACAATCCTGTAGAATTAAAGGAGGAATAACTATGTGGATTGCGCGTGATGCTGACGAAACATTGTGGGGATACCCAATTAAACCTGAAAAAGATAAAGAATTAAATAGATGGATTGTTCCAGATAATTGTTCTATTCAAAATGCTGGTTTTCCAATTACTTCTAATCTATTCCCAGAAGTTAAATGGGAAGACAGTGAGCCGCGAGAACTTGTTTTGAAACCGATAAATGAGGAACATGGATTTGTCAACCTTTACAAGGATGGCGGTCAAGTGAAAGTAGGCTGGAAAATCTTTCCTACCAAGAAAGAAGCCGAGGAGAATTTCAAGGATGATGAGAAATATATCACAACAGCAAATATACAATGGAGGGACAGCCATGATAACCTTTGAAGAATTTGCTGACGCATACGCAGCGGCAGTTCCTAAGATACTTGCCAAGATGAAGTATCTTGAACGTATCGGACGTGACCCGTTCGACGAAAACAAGCCGTTGCCTAAGTGGCGGCACAAGGTGAACAACCTTAAAGAGAGAAGAAAACAAAACAGAAGTAACAAAATACCTTTTTGATTATGAAGAAAATTATGTTCAAGGATGAATTCCTGCTCACCAAAGCGGTGCTTGAAGGCAGAAAGACGCAGACGCGCCGTTTGGCTTCCTCGTTTCTGCCCGATGCAGTGCGTATCGGATACGCTCGTTTTGAAATAGCAAATGGGCGTGAATTACGCTGCTGGACGAAAGGAAATTCCTGCATCAAGTTCAATCTTCCTTACAAGGTTGGAGAAGTGGTTGCCGTGGCGCAAAGCTATCGTGATTGTGGCGGAATAAATGAAGAAGGAGTACCTATGTGGGAGATTATATCCCAAAGAGTAGGTGGTGCAAATGCCGGATGGGACAATAAGATGTTTGCTCGGGCAGAACTCATGCCCCACCAAATCCGCATAACCGATGTGCGAGTAGAGCGTTTGCAAGACATTTCGGATATTGATTGCCTGAAAGAAGGAGTAGTAGTTAATGAACCTAAAATTAAAGGTGGTATTAACATGTATTACCCTTGCGAATATCTTCGGTCATGTGCTAAGGAAGTAGGATGGGGCATAGTGTTTCACACGCCCCGTGAAGCCTTTGCTCACTTAATCAACAAGGTGAGCAGAAAAGACGTGTGGCAATCCAATCCGTATGTTTTCGTGTATGATTTTGAACTTGTAAAATGATAGGATTATGAAAAACAAATTAGTGGCGTTTATAACATCAACATCATTTTTGGATGTAGAATTAGATTTATCAGGATATGAATATGAACACGGAACTCATAACGGATATGTCGCTGTTCCTCCCGGAAATAAATATCATGGTAAAAGTGTAAAGAATATGGAAGATTTTAAAGTGCATGGTGGAATTACTCTTTCAGAGCCAGCAACATATCCTGATAAAATGAACGGAATGGAAATCAAGAAAGAGTACGTTGGTAAAAGAAACAAACTTTTAGAAAAAGCCGAATTTATAACGGATAACACAGAAATAGGCGATGATTGGTGGATTTTCGGCTTTGACACCGCGCATTGGGGCGACAACAAATATAACTGGGATAGACAAGCAGTAATTGAAGAAACACTTTCAATGATGGAACAACTAAATTGTGAATAAGATTATGAAATCGAAGCAAGTATTAGATGTGCAACAGATGCAGCACCTGCAAGAACTGGGTCTGGACACAAGCAACGCAAGCGCATTATATTGCATAGACAATGAGTCTGGAGAGAAACAGTTGATGTGGAATGAACAAGTAGAGGAAACGGACAAGGACGACGAGTATTTTCGTATAGTCCCCGCCTACACCTTGCAGGACGTGCTGGATGCGCTGCCGAAGTATTACCATATTGCAAACGTCGGATGGACTAAGTTATCTATTCGTGTACACACTACAAAAGAGTGGGAAATCGGATATGTTTATACGAACGAAGTTAGCAAATATGCCTATGGGTTTCGTATTTTGGGCAAAGAGTTGATTGATGCCGCATACGAGTTATTGGTATGGTGCGTCGAGCAAGGCTATGTAGAAACGAACAAAAACGAATAAATTATGGAAAAGTATAAAGTATTATTTGCCGATTTGGACGGAACTTTGATTGATACGGTAAGTGGTAATACGTTCCCGAAAGGCATTTGGGATATGCGTATTAGATTTGATGTGCTTGATGCGATTAAGGAACTTAAACCGCTTTGTGTAATTATTGTGACCAATCAAGGCGGAATAGAAAAAGGTTTCGTAAACAGACGCAACTTTGAGTTTAAGATGGAATACATTACCCGTTCAATAAAAGAATATGTTGGATGTTATACGGAATATTCTTATTGTGAAAGCAATGATAAGGCAAACCATTATAGAAAGCCCAATACTGGAATGCTTGAAAGTATGATGACAAAATGCCTAAAGCATTTGTTCCGTCCGGATAACCTAACAAAAGATGATTGCCTTATGATTGGTGATGCTTCCGGCAAGGTAGGTCAGTTCTCTGATAGTGATAAGAAAACCGCAGAGAACTTCGGGATTGATTATCTTGATGTGGAAGATTTTGTAAAAGGAATGAAGTATGAGAGTAATTAAGAAAGGCAAACTTCCTCCTAAAGAGAAGAAAATGACGTGTCCTGAATGCGGATGCATATTCATGTACGAACGCTCAGACATACATTCAGACCAGCGAGAAGGTTGTTGGGTGGTATGCCCAACATGTAAGAAGTATATAACTGTTGACGGGAGGTGGTGATTATGAACTTCAAGAACAACATTGCAACCACCCGTGAGCAGTCGGAAAGGTTGCTTGCAATGGGACTGAAGCCCGAAACGGCGGATATGTGCTATAACTTGTATTTTGCAAGTGCGCCGCCCGAAATAAACAATTATGGAGCAGACCTATATAAAGACAAAAGATTCATCCCCTCATGGAGCCTCGCACGCCTGCTGGAGATGATGCCGAAATACATTGACGAAAAAGAAGAAGTGCTGCTTATGATAGAACCTCCATTAATCGTTTATTACGACACCCGGTATAAAGGTCAACAGCATTTTACGACCAATCCAGACATATTCGATAATTGTGTCGCAATGATAGATTGGCTCATCAGAAACGGACATTTCAACAAGGAATACTTAATAGAAAATCCATAATATATTTGGGTATAGAAAAAGAGATACTAAAACAGCATCTCTTTTGATATTATCATTGTTTGTGAATTTTCAATGGAGGGATTCGAACCCTCACCTTCTCTGTGGAGATGTTCTAACCAATTAAACTACAAAGCAATACTTCTCCGATGAATCCACAGCTTCAAACAAGAGAAGAAATGGCGATAGCCATCCTAATACAGGGCTTTGACAGTCCATATTGCGTATTAGTGCGGCAAATATAGAACTATTTTTTGAAATAAACAAATTAGTATGAACCTGAACGAACTACGAGACGAAGCCTACTCCATCGCCAAGGCGAACGGATGGCACGAAGAAGAGCACAGCGACGAACATTGGCTCATGTTAGTCATTACCGAGATAGCCGAAGCCGTACAAGCAGACCGTAAGAACCTGCACGCCGACGTGGAAGCCTTCAAGAAATACGAAGAAATCATAGACTTCAAGGAAAACTTCGAGCGGCAAATCAAGAATACGGTGGAAGAAGAATTGAGCGACGTGGTGATACGATGCTTGGATTTAGCAGGACTGCGTTCCATCAGTCTTTGCAGTGTTGTAACGACAGACCACGAATTTAAAGATTATTGGGCCAATATGCCGTTTTTCAAATTCGCTTATGATTCTTGCTGTTTCTTGATAAATGATTGTGCGAAGGATGCTGTTAAGACAACAATCTCATCTGTGTACAGATATTGCAGGCACCATAGCATTGACCTTGACTTCTTCATCCGCACCAAAATGGAATACAACCGCCTGCGTGGCTACCACCACGGAGGGAAAAGATACTAGGACACAACATTTTATTTATCAAATTAATCAATAAAGAAATAACAGACATGTACATTCAACTCAAAAACTCACCTTCGGCCCCTGTGCTCATCAGCAGACGCCTGTTCAAAGCCATGGAATTCAAAGGGCCATCACCTTGGTTCATCATCATCACACGAATCCGGGGAACCGATAACTTTGCACTGGTTCCTGTAGAGCGATTAGACACCTTCAAGACCCAGTGTTGCATGGTACTTCCTGTGCATGGGAATCGACGGACACCTGCCTCTTTCCGATGGACCATCCCGTCGTTGGACTACTTCCTCGGCATGACAGGAACAAACATCATTAGCAACAAAATAATCAAAGTCAAAGAAATCACCACATCCAAACGAAAATGCTTCAAGATATGTACCGACTGAACCAACCCAAACCCGACATCCGTTTTAACCGGAACGGGAGAATAGACATCATCGACCAAGTTGTCCAGCGAATGAACCTCGGACACCAAAACCGCGTATCCTTCTACGTAGATCAAGAACACAACCTGTTCGTACGTCCCGACACGGACGGGTTGCGCCCCACCATCTCACGCGGAAATAAATCTCTACGATTCTATAGCAAGCAAGTCACGGATGCTGTACTCTCACTTCCCGACCTGCCCCAAGGATTAGAGAAAGCCGCCTTCCGCATCGGGACATCCGATGACGGGATAAACTACCCGGTCATCACCCGGAGACTGCTCTGACCCCCAAAAGATTGCCCGGAAGTGACCGTGAAGGCCGACCTCCGGGCAATCTTCAAATCCATTGTACTTAGCCAGCCGGATAAGTATTCCAAGTGAGAAAATCCTTATTCCGTCTCTTCTCCATCTTCTGATTGCAACGACGTGGATTCAGCAGCGGCTGCTTCCAACACTTCCACACGTTTCTCCAGTTCCTCAATCTTCATATAGGCCTGGACCTCATCACGAATCTTTTCTGCCATAGTAAATTCCTCCTATTGATTTTAATGTTAATAAATATGAGTTATTTAGTTTGCAAGTTATTGAGTTCAGGAACAATCAACTCATAAACTCAAAAACTTATCAACTTACATTCTCTCTATCTCGGTTTGTTCCTCCACTTTCTGGTAAAATACACCGATGTCTGCGCCAATGATTCCCCGATGTGCATGTCGCGTACAATAGCCACCCGAAAATACCGGTAAGGTGAACCTTGCAGTCGCGTCACCCGGTAACCTCGCGCACTTCCTATGGGCACATAGTTCATACCGTCATGGCTGGCAAACACCATTACCGCACCTTCCATACGGCGCATCTGCCCACGGTTGACAACAGCATTCACCGTCTTGAGCGCATCATCGCCCAGCTTCATCGGACGGCTTAACAAGAATATACGCACCTCTTTCCCCGTGTCGTCATAGTCCTGTTTCTGCGAAAGGTTCACCACCTCCCCCGTGGTACGCTGCAAGTAACTGTTCGGATAGTCCGTCACTTCCGTCACAAAGTCGGCAGAAATCGTAGCCCAAGTCCTAGAGTTCAGCGAATAGACATAAGCATACTGGCTACCCTCGCGAAACAGCACCAGCCTGGCGTTTGGATAATCATAGGCGATGCGGCAACCCTCCAGAAAGTCTTTCACCGGCACCTGGTTGCCCACCTCTTCCAACAAATTTTCTTTGGCCAGCACGTCATGCAAGCGATCCACCGTATGCGGGTCGAACGATGGACCGTCCAGTTCAGCGGACAGCAGATCCACATTGCTGCCATCCACTACCATCAGGCCCTTGTCAGACACGAACACCACCGCACCGTCCGTCTGAGTAATGCTCTGGGGGTTAGTGCAAACATCACGGCTCATCGGCTGCTTTACACTGTATAAACCCGTATCAGACACTTCCATAGCCCAAATGCCATCCGTTGCAAAGACCAACAAAGGGAACTGACCGAACTGCCCCTGCGAAAGGGCGCGCGTAGTGCTGCTGATACCTCTTATCTCGCCAACCCCCACCGTGTTGATTCCACCCAAGGGGAAATAGAAAGGATTGCCTGCTTCAGAGGTATATATTTTGTTCTTCTCGACAATTTCCCGGTTAGCAGAAGCAACAGGCACATCCGCCGGGCTGATGCTCTCATAGACCGGGCCAGCCTTGAACCCACTGAACCAATAAGCACCGTTCAGGGATTTGTGTTCCGTCAGTTGGATTTCAGCAGCTTGATTAAAATAACCACCCTGAATGATGACCGCCTTGTAGGCATTCGGGTCGGGATAGAACAGGTAGTCCGTGAAGTAATACACCTCTTCGCCCGCCGGTTGGCTGACAATAATCTCCTCCCCATCGCCAGCATGGACATAGATGAATATCGTATAATAGTTCTTCAACTCCATGATTTCAGAACCCAGAAAAGAGACATTGTACCCCACCTGCATTTCTGCCGGGAAACCATCGAAAAGTTCCCTCCGCACGTTGGCCAGGTTCAGACGTTGGTTGTAAGCAAAGGCATACAACGGCTTAATCAAGTCGTGTGTCTGGTAATCGTCAGGCAACGTCTTTTGCAGGTTGAGGTTCCTCAATTGGTTCTCGTCCGCCTCCACCGCTCCTTCCTGGATATAGTCCTCATCATCCGGGTCTATGGAATAGGATTTGAACAGGTAGAACAGGCCGTTGCTCCGGATTTTCTCCAGGTAATCGCCTTGGGCGTCTTCAACTTTGGGCAAATCTACCATTACGGTACCCAACAGATACTGTCCTTCATTGTCAACCTCCATGACTGACGTGCCATATAAGGCTTGAGCACTCAATATATACATCTTTTGCCAGGTATACATGTATTGCCCGAAGTTGGAATAGGAATCCAGCCGGGAAATGGTGTAAGCGTCCTTGTAGGCATACTTCTCCCGGCTGTACAGGTACTCCAACTGCCCGTTGGGAAGGTAGTTGTAGAACTGTTCGGAGACAAAGACGTCGATGCCCACCACGATGTCCTTCCATTTCTCCAAATCCTCGCCCAGCGTCAACTTGTGTATCTCCAGCTCAACATGCGGACCGACCACCTGATAATAAAGGGTCTTGAAATTCCCGTCTTTCCCGGTCATGCGGTTCACGATGACCGCAGGCCTGCCCGATGAATTGGGCACCATCAGCAACGGTGCCGACTGCATGATGTAGGAACCGTCATACAACCTGTAGGCATAGCGGACAAAGAATGGATAGACGAACTTGTTCTCCTCGGTGGCTTCATATACCCACAGGGCGGTTTTGGCCAATACGTCGTTGGAAACCGTCGTCTTGTCGTTGTCGGACAATTCGATGCGGTCCAGCATGCCTTGGTCCAGCAACTTGTAGTCGCTTTCGGGAAAACCGTCGGACAGGGACACGGAGAAAATGGAATCCTCGTCCGTGTTCACCGCCGGGGGCGTGGCCAGCCATCCTTCGGGATTGGCAGACGACGTGTCGCAGGGGGGAGCTTCATCCGCATCGGTATTGGCAGCGAAACGGAATTTTACACTCTCCGGCCTGATGCTGTCATTAAAACAATGCACATTGTCCCAACTGATAGTATTTTCCTCATAAGAAACACTTCCTATGCAAATACACCAGTTCACGCCATTGCGATTAGGAACATCATACCAACCATCAGGAATAGGATTATTTCCAGAAGGCTTGCCGGGAACTATATAATAGACATCCCCGGTTCCTCCCGTGTCAACTGATACTTCTATTTCCTTGAACACGTAGGTCTTCCAGTCCCCTGTATGCACGTCCTCCGCCTCCTTGCTCACCCGGACAGGCTCAGACCAGGCATCGTCCCCGTCGTTCTTCTGTATCATCCACAGGCTTTGCCCGCTGTTGCTACCGATGGATTTAATCAGCACCTGGGATTTTCCGGACAGCGAGAAGCTGATGGCCGTCTCCGGAGGCTTTTGCCCCAGATACTCGTACGAACCATCCCTGTACAACAAGTAGTGCATCCCCTCATCCGAAAACACTATTACTGTGTTCCCCACAGAAGATACGGACAAGATGCTGTCAGCGCCACTGAATCCTTCTATAAGTTCATATTGGAAATCCTGGTCGTAGAAACCCGACTTGCCGTCCGTGGTTGTCACCAGGTAGTTCTTATATTGTGACATGACGTGTATGTACACCAGCCTTTCCCCCTCGCCCAGCGTGAACTCCGCATCCGGAAGCACGATGGGACGCATGCCACCGTTCTGACTGATGAGGTTGTGCGAAAGGCTCAAGTCACCGTCAGCACAATCCAGTTCGGACGTTGCCTGTGTGATGCCCGTATATCTGATGTTGCTCTCTTCCATGGGATATAGTCCATAAATTGATGAATCAATACAACCTGTCAGACGGACGGCGGACCGGGGCGGTACGCAGCTCTAATACGCCCTTGATGCGCTCCAGCTCGTCGGCCGCACGGGTCAGGTATTGCTCCGCCTCCTGCGGATTGGTCTTTTCAAAGATACTGTAGATGCAGTAGTCGGCCACGTGGGCGTGCATCAGGCTGGTCAGTTGGGTGGTCGCTCCATAGTTCCAGCGGTCAGGCATGGCGAGGTTGAGCACGTAGTCGCCCTCCACATCCTCCAGCCGGTCGTCGTCCATCAGCCTTCCCGCAGTCAGGTAACGGGCGCAACGGCTCCTCACGTTGGCCAAGGCAACAGACATGGCACGGGCCACGATGTATTTGTCCACGCCTTCCTCGGGAGTCTGTATGTCCGCAGCCTTCTCTTCCTGTCCGGGCACAAAGAGCCTACGGCCGGTCACATGGGCCGCATTGATGACGTCGCCCAGGATTTCTGCACGGTTCAAAACGATGGTCACATTCCTCATATTGTTTCAGTATTAATCGGTCGTTCGCTTTCCTCACCATCCCCTCGCAGCCACAGCCCGGCAGGGCAATCTCCACATCATCCGGGATGTCTCTTTCCGAGAAACGACCACAAGGTTCGTCCCTATAGAGCAGTTTTTGGCGGAGGTCTGACGCATAATCCGTAGATTCGGTTTCATACTGGGATGCACGGTCCGGGGCCAGGACGGACAACCACCCGGCGAGGACATGCGCCGCTATCATCATCTTGATATCTGTGATGATACTACCGGTCAACAACTCATTGTAGCGGGCGGGCATCTCCGCGGTGAGGGTCAGCACCTCGTCAGCATCATAGCTGGCAAGCTCGTGCGCCACGGTTTCACTTCGTAGGTAACGCTTGAAGAGCTGCACCACGGACGTATATCCCTCTATCCAATAGGTATCCAGGAATCCGCCTTCATACGCTGATGCCCATACCTGCTCGAAGTTGTCAGGATGCACAGATGCCTCCAGCGAAGAGCGTTTCTCCACTTCCTTGAATACCTCCGATTTCCGTATTTCCAGCTTCATACTTCTGTTTTTGCGCAAAGTAGGTAAAAATACGGAGGAAGGCGACTATATTTTATGACTATAATGGTTCACCTCTCCGCTATTAAATGATTACGGCAATGCACGCAGAGAAAGTCCTTGGCCACGGGAAACATCCGCTGTCCGATGTTTCCCGCCAAGTAGGCCGCTTCCTCCCCGTAGGGAGAGAGTTGGTAAGCCTGCTCGATGTGACGTGACAGGTGGCGCATTTCGTGCAGCCATGAGTTCAGAAATTCGGCGGGAGAAGAAGTGAGGCCGATGACCATCACCGTCTCTCCGCGTCCAAAGTTAGAATAGGTCAACCCGGTGTCAAGCCTGCCTGCCGACAGGTTCCTTGAGGCACGTTTCAATTCCACGCCACGGCATCCTGCCCGTCGGAGGGCGCACAGGATGCGGTCGTGCCAGTAGGTCGTCACGGCATAATAGACGTGCACATGCCAGTCATAAGCACTCAGGTAGATGTCTTGCTGTATCATAGCATCTGCCTCCAAGGTATCACGATGCCACGCCCGATACAATTGGCATAGAATTCGTCGAACGTGCGGGTCGGATTTCCGTCTATGTCGTCCACATACAGTTTGATATGCAGGCAGACGTGTGCCTCGTCTTGAAGCGACTTCTTATAGAAATCGGCTTTCAGCATATTGGCCAGGTAGTAGACATCATATCCTCCGCCGTTTTTCAATTCAATGCCGTTGCGTTTCAGCATCGCATCCACCTCGTCTGCGCTCCACGCTTCCAGCTTCTTTTTCTTGCCGGTCATTTCATCTTTCACCTGCATCTGGCCGACGGCCCACTTGTACAGCCGTTCGCTGAAGTGCGGACCGTAGGTGCCCACGTATGCAGCAAAGTCTTCAGGAAGCCTTCTGTAAAGGTCGTTTCTTTGCATGTTTTTATCCTCCTTTTGTAATATAAAATTATCAATCCGTCTGATTTTTACAAGCAACTGAATATCAATCAGTTGGCAAATCATATAAGAAGGCCGTGCCAAGTGCGTACTTTGTGCGTGTCAAGTGGAGACTTTGACACGGGGTTTGCGCAACTTTGACACGGCCTTTCCGCTGAATATGTTGAAATCCGCCGATAGTATACGGTTAATTTACCATATTACATATATCGCCCGTCTGAACGTCTGCGGTGTCGCTCACCCATGCCTTCGCCGGAATAGCCTCTGCCGCGCTGCCCGTAGTCGCCGCGTTCGCCCATGTCGTCGTCCTCGTCGTCCACGCCCATGTCGCGCGGCATCGTGCGCTCGCCCATGCCTTGCGTCAGCTCGGGAGGAACGCGGTAGCCCAGCTTCTTCAGCTTTTTCAAGGCTTTTTCAAAACCGTGTCGGCAACCTTCTTCGTAGGCCTCCTCCACCTCGTCGCGCAGTCCGAAGCCGCCTTCCTGCTCATCGTCGATTTCGTGAATCAGTTTAAGATTTCTGTAACTCATAGTTTCTATTGTTTTGGATTCGTCTTTGTTTCGTCCTTTTCTTCCAAACACTTCATCAGTTTCTCGTTCATGACCTGTAAGCGGGCCAATTGCGCTTTGATTTCTGCCAGTTCCTTATCCTGCTGTTGCTTTGCGGCAATTTCGGGGTTCAGCATGGAAAGCATCTGCTGGCAGGCGGAAAGGAAGTTCTTATGGTAGTCCACACTGCGGAGAACTTCTTCGCTCTTCTGCTTCATGGTGATGATTTCAGCATTCATCTCGTCACGCGAGGCAGAAACCAGCATCCCAGTCCGGGTATCGTCTGCAATGTCCATGTTGGCGGGCAATTCTTGCAGGTTCACGTTTTGGCCGTTGATGTTCACCACCACGTCCACCACCATAGTAGGTTGTGGATAACCCGCCGCAGATGGCTTGTAGACGGTACGCATCGGAGTGACGCTCACCACTTGCCCGTATTCCAGGCTGGGACTGTTTCCCGCATTCCGATGAAGAATATACAATGCACTGTTAGGTCGTAAATTCTGAAACATAGTCGAATTGGTTTAGTAATTGGAGAACGCCGCTTGCACGGCGCCCCGTTTGATTGATAGATTCTCAGGCTCCAGCCGTGGCTGTGCTCGGACGGAATCCGCCGTTCACGATATACAACTGGTTGGTGTACCGGTTGTAGTGAATCTCGTAGATTCCGGGGCCGGCGAAGTTGGCCACCGTGGCTGGTGTGGTGCCGTATTCCAGCAAGGGACGGGTATCACCGTTCGTCCCTATCAGTATAGGAAGCGTGGCGGTAGTCCCTGCCGGGATGGCATCCCGAAGATCGAGGAAGAAACCGCCCACGTAGTTGCGCCGGTAGAAGGCATGGTTAGGCAGCTCTATCGTAACATTCTCCGTTCCTACCGTGACACCCGTGCTCGGTATGGTGTTGAAGTTGTTACGTCCCAGATTCGGGAAAAGGAAAGGCAAGTTTGGAAAGAAGTCCCACATAAGTCACCTCCTTTCCTTCGTTAGCCCCAAAATCCTGTGTTGTATCCACCGCAACCATATCCTGCATAACCGCCTGCGGCAGCACCGAAGGCAGCGGCACGGGCCACTTCGGGATTATAAACTTGCAACTGCGGGTATGGCACGCTTACCGTGTTGGGAAGCTTGCACTTGATGCCGTCAACCTCTCCCTGCAAGGATTGGATTCCTGCGACAAGCGGTGCAATCTGCTGAGCCACGCTTCCCATAATAGTTTGTGTCTGATGCTCGTTATTGAGTTGTGCAGCCAATGTTGCGCTCTTCTGACGTTCCGCATCAAGTTTGTCTTGTAATACACGGGTTTCTGCCGCATCGAGCTTCGCCAAGATAGCTTGCGTTTGAGCTTGTGTGGCATCCTGCAAGTTACGTGCATTATTATTCATTTCCCGTGTCAGCGTGTTCATGTTCTGACAGTTTTGAAGTTGCGTGGCACAACCTTGCCGTTCTATGGCCTGAAGCACGTTGCAGCAACAAGACGACATTTGAGAGATGATGTTGTTATCTCCGGCTTGCAAGGCATTGATTACCTGCGTACCGGTTAGTCCAACCTGGTTGCCCACCTGCGTAATCGTGTTCTGCACGTTGCACAGGGCCGTCTGCAATTGCTGTGTCGAGCAGTTCAGCGAGGAGGCGATCTGCTGGATGGCATTCCCGTTGCCTTGGATGGCCTGCATCAGCAGTTCACGTCCTGCATTTCCTGCCAGTTCAGCAGGCAGGCCATTACTGCCACGACCCCCACCGAAGAAGCCGCCATTGCCGTTCCAACCGAAGATGCTGGCGATGACCACCAACCAGATGATGCTCCACCAGCCGTCCTGGCCGCCAAAGCCGTTGCGATTGCCCATCAGGGCCAACAGATTGGGATCGACGCTACGGCCTCCCAACATTCCGGGCAACAGGGCGGTAATATCCAGCTTGCTGCCGCCATTACCTCCGTCGCCACCAAAAACATAAGTCCGTTCTGTAGACATAAATAGTTAAGGTTTAGGTTTACGGGCAATATCGCCCGCCGGAGGCAAAGGTATGGATTGTTCATATCGAGGGGAATAAATTATTTTTCAGCTGTTTGCGAACATTTTGCGCGTAGATTGCAATCATTTTGTTGGTGCTCAGGCGTACTTCATAATGGCCGAGAAGATAGCGTATGGATGCCGGCGTTTTCCGCATGTACACGGCAATTTGAACGGGATAGAAACCACGTTCGGAGAGCAGTTTCACGTAGATGCAACGGGCATCCACTACTTCAGTGTGCTTACAAGATGAAAGTATCTGCGAAGCGGATACTTCTGTCTCCCGGGAGACAGCTTGAAGAATTTCGGCAAAGATTTCACTCTTACACATATCATGTTTCAATTTTATTGTTTACCTTTGCCCTTGTCCAGTATAAAATAAACAAAAGCATAGAACTTCACGTGAAGGCATTTGCCCTCAACGTGGTGGAGTTCTATGCTCGTACTTTTTGTTTTATGCTGGACACATCAAACAAGAACACGTTGGGGGCTTTTCTTTTGCTCTGAAGCCCCCGAAAAGAGCCTCGTTCAATGCCGCCTCACATAGACAACGACATACACGACGAGAAAAATGATTAATCCCAGCAACCCGAAGATGGCCACGCCGCCCACATCCTGCTTGAACTGTTGCCACTTGCTCAACTTTTTCTCCACTTCCACAATTTCCGGTTTGGTAACGGTGACGTATCGGTCGATGAAGTAAGGCACTTCTACCTGTGTAGTAGCAAACGGCCAAATACCAAGGGAATGGTGCAACAGGCCGCCGCTCCACTGCGCCCAACTATAGCCGTACGGATTGGACAGGAAAGAAGAGGTGTCTCGCGTGGCGACGCTGTCCTTATAAGGAACCAGCCGAACGTACATCGACGTGTCATGCACCACCGTGCTGTCCACCCGCACCGTCTCCACGGGGATGTACCGCACCTGCCTGCACGACGCAAGGCTCAGCAAGGCCAATACATACAATAGGAATATCCCCGCCGTCCTCATAGCAGCCCCCACCCCCTTTCCACATCCTCCATCACCGCGTCCACCCCGTTCTCGTGCCGGGAGATGGCGGCGGCCAGGGCGCACATCGTGCCCTTGTCGTCCACGTCGGGCACCCATGTCGGGGGCACCTGCAAATCGCTGCACACCGCGCGGGTGTAGGCCGCCGTGTCGTTCTCCGACGGAGGTGCCCAGCGGCCTATCATCTCGGCGAGGGTCTGTAGCTTGTACTTCTTACGGTAGGTTTGAAGCGTCTTGATCAATGCTCGGTAGCCCCACATCGGGGCGGTGAACTGGAAGAACTGCGGGTCGGTCTGCCGGGCACGCAGGCCCATCCAGCGGTCGTTGCTCCGGCGGATGTTGCCCGGGTTATTGTTCCGTAATCCTCTGGGTTGATTGTTCATGATTATCCTCCTTTATCACGTTGATATAATCCTCTTTTTTCCCGCCTGCCATTTTACGCAGCACGACAGCAGCCACTTCTTTGAAGTTCAAGCTGTACCCTTTCGGCTTGAGGATGTTGCTGATGATGGACAGGAACTCGATGCCGCACACCAGCAGGCAAGCCCAACGGTCGATAGCATAGCAGTTGCCCGCTGCCACGTTGATCATGCACACCATGCACACGAACGAGAAGTACGTCACCATCTTGCCCATCGTACGACGGACGGCTCGGCTCACCCGGACTTCCTCCTTCATCAACAGGCTCTTGCGCACGCCGAAGCACAAGTCGCACACAATCACCGCACAGCTGACAATCAGCCACGGTACCATGTGTGACAAACTTTCCTGAATAAAAGCAGTGGCCAACGCGGCAAATCCGCTGGACACGCCTTGCGTCACTATGTCTTTCACCATAAACCGCTCTTTTGAGTCCAAATGTACGCCTGTCTCATCCATACCTGACTATATAAAATGGCAATACGAAACACGACAGTTACTCCGTCAAGTATTTCACCCATGAGAAGTAGGCGGAATTCTCATTATAATTCGCGTCCTTTTCATTAGCATACGCCTCTTGCTCGAACGACACTGCCCGATAGGCTTTATTACCGTCACGCAAGATACAAAGGCGGACTACATACTCCACCCCATACCACAGATAATACAGTAACGGAACTACCAAGAACCACCACGCGCTCACACCCCATGCCAGCACAGCCACCAGCAACAGCAACCCTGTGAGCATCGTCATCTCCGTCCATTGCCTGGCATGGGTGCATTCATGGTTGCGCACATACTGCGGCACTTCCGATTCCTTCAACTTGGTAAAGACCCACGGGCCTACCGTTATCGTTTCGCAGTGGCTGAAGAACAACAATACTTCGGCTATCCAGCTTTCGTAATAGATGCGTTTCATAATCAATATGCTTTTGAATTATCCGACTAAATTATAAGCGATAAGAGACAGAAACTCTTCCCTTTTCATTTCCACAGATTCTCCGTTTGCATTCAAATAGTCGAAGTTCCCATCTGCTCCGACCAAATCATAGATATCTTCCAAATCCTGTTTTGTCAGTTTCCCGTTTTTAATGTCCACTTGCTCTTCAGCCTTTCGCTTGCGGGCTTCATTAATAGAATCTACCAAAACAGCCTGTTCTTCTTCGAAGGCTTTCATACTTTCTTCGTCTTTCTCAATCTTTCCTTCTTTCATATTGGCGTATTTCTTGGCACGCTCATCATAACCATCATTTTTCAATCCGTTTTCTACTTCTTGTATAGTCCTGAAATACTCATTCAGCTTATTTTGGTATGCCACTCTCAACAGCATTACATTAGCTGCTGTTTCTTTACTTAATCTTCTTCCTTCAAATGTCAAAGGAATGTTTTGCAGGATATTCCTGTGATTGTAAATGTCGTTGTAAGTCATAAAACTAAAATTTTTTTAATAGAACATATTTCATTCTCTATATTTACTAATTTGCGAGCAATGCTAATGGACGATAATAAAGCAATATGAGAATATTCCATTGATAAATACCCTTTACTATCCTCTTGTACTAAATCATGTAAAATTTTTCTCCAGTATTGAGCTGTAGAACCAGCTCCTAATTTATTTGTTTTCAACCATCTGAATCTAAAAGATGGAGCTAAAGCAATATCTTCTATCGACAAATTAATATCTTCAATCTTTTCTTTTAATCTTTCATCTGACGAATTTATTACAGAATTATAGTTATTATTATCAAGCATGTTTCTCCAAGAACTCCATCCATCATAATGCTCTCTAATCAACACTCCTCCATTTATATCATTGGGAACGTACATTTGAATTATTGATGAATTAGTATCTCCTTTGAATACTGATAATGTCCCATATCTGTAAATAGTATCTGGACCATTGGAAGGCCAATCATATTCAGCTAAATTATAGGCTCCATTATCCTTTATATTATTAACATTATCACTAGCACTCAATCTACCTTTATGCGTAAAATATGAAGATATGCCTCTACCTGCAAGCATTTCTGAATTCAAATTAGTACATAAAGTTCCATTACTTATAGGGATATTTCCATTTGAATTGCCAAATGAATAAGAGCATTGAGAAATAGTTCCTCCATTTAGATAAACAGGACGAGTTGAAGAACCTACAGTAGAAGATAATTTTGTTAAAGTACCATTACTTATATATACTGGGGTATCAGATGAACCTACTGTATCAGTATAATCATCAATATAAGTAGCCCCAGAATAATATGCCAATCTTCCAGAGGAACCACTATTTACATTAGCTGATAGATTGTAGGAACATTCAGTAGGAATTCCTAAATTTAAGTATATGGGTTTTGAAGTAGCCCCAACCGTTGAATTACCTAATTTATTGACTATTCCCGAGAAATTATTATTGTCAACAATAGTTCTCCAACTTTGCCAATCATTTACTTCATATTTTTGTCTAATATTGATTCCATAGGAATTATTATGTGGAATATAAATTTGAGTGACGGGATGGTCTACACCAGATTTGAATACCAATAACATACCATATTCATACGTATTATCAGGTCCATCAGATGGGAATGATTCTGATAAAATCTGATAAGAACCAGATTTTACTATATCATCAAAACTTCCATTGCTATATAATCCTGATTCTTCAAAACTATCCAGAATACCATACCCCGATAAGGTCGTAGGTTTTACTCCTTGCAGAAGAGATTTCCAAGAATTATCCAAATCTGAGATGCTATCCAAATCCGTAGAAACATAATCTGACAGATTTTCATTTATCCATTTCCCACTACTGCTTATAAGTATTTGGTTATCTTGTAAAGATGCAATATCTACATCCGAAAGTTCTGATAATCCTCCTGTGACAGAACCTTCTTCGCCTTTTTCACCTTGTGGAATACCAAGATTTAATTTGTATTTAGGATTACCCTGCAAGTCTGTTCCATCAGGAATTAAAGATGCTGTAGCTGAAGAACCTGGGGCTAATGTGGATGTCTGACCTATTTCCAATACAGGGGTTTTGCCATCTTCTCCATCAGCTCCAGCAGGACCAGTTCCACCTTGTTCCCCTTGGGGTCCCTGTGGTCCTTCTGGTCCTGTTTCTCCTTGTAAACCCTGTGCCCCTCTTTCTCCCTGTTCACCTTTTTCTCCTTGAGGGCCTTGTTCTCCAGTATCGCCCTTTTGTCCTTTGGGGATAGATACATTTACTAAATATTTAGGATTACCACTTGTATCAGTCCCGTTAGATGTAATATCAATAGAAGGTTGTGCAGAAGAATCTACAGAAGTAGCAGTTCCAGATTCAAATATTGGAGTTTTTCCATCTGCTCCATTTGTGCCATCTGCTCCAGACTCTCCCTTTTCACCTCTTGGAATACCCAAATTTATTTTGTACTTTGGATTTCCATCTGCACTCACTCCATCTGATTCTACACTGCCTGTGGCGGAAGTATTAGGCTGCAATGTTGTCACAGTACCAGATACAAATACAGGTGTTTTCCCGTCAAAACCATCCTTGCCTTTAGCTAAAACACCTGTATCTTCGTCACCAATATACCAGTTGCCATTTTCGCCTATATGTGGAGTAGTTCCTGCTTCTCCCTGCATATAAAAAGGAGGGAGTTCTATACTCACTTCGCAACAATCTGTCCTGTTTGTAGTAAGTATAATCCCTATATCTCTCTTATCCCATAAATCACAAATTCCGTCATGAAAATCTTGGTCACTAAGATAAAAATGTCTTGTACAGGTTAAAATTCCAGGGGGAAGATTATGGTCGTCAAATACAACTAAAAGACGACCATCTTCCTGTAACTGGCAATTTGTATAAATCCCATCTACATGGCTTGCTACATACTGCCTATCAAAAACAGTACGATATTCAAAGAGAAATGGAACAGTAAAGTCACATCCTTCTTCAAACAGTTTAAAATCAGATTTATAATTTATACTATACATAAATGATAGTAATGATTTAATTACACTAATTCTTCCCCAGAGAATTTAATCCAATTCCCCCACTTGCCATTTAGATACAATCTTTTATATATATAGTTATCATTTCCATATGCTATGACAAAACTACCTTCGTTATTTCCTGTCAACCCTGGACCTGATTTGAATACTTGCATCAGACAAAACAAATCATAACCGTCTATTGTTACTACTCCTGTTCTATAAAAAAATCCGACCGAATTATCATTGGATAAAAGAGTTCCCCAATCTGTAGACTGGTTAAAATTATCACAGACGATAGAAGTGTCCTTATCGCTAATGAAAATAGTTGATGATGAAAGATTATGTATCTTTGTATTGCTTAATGGCAGTTCTACAGCTCCACTTGGCAAAGAAGCTATTGGTAAGGAATAACTTGCCAGTGCAAATCCTTTGTTTAGAACGGGAACAACCTTTGTCAATCCCATTCCAAGATTATTATAGTAATACAAATGATACAAGTTATCCTTCAGCACATAATAGAATTTACCAAAGTTGGCTATAGGGGAAGCGTAATTGGGCGTATAATATGTGGTATAAACAGAACTTGATATAGTGCCACGCTGACTCTTGATTCTGAAAACCACATCCAAGTAATCCATCTGGGTAATCCTTAAAAGCAAGAATTTTGGACTTTCCCAATCACTGTCCTGTGAATACTGAAGTGTTCCAAGATAAATATATGGACTGGATGATTCCCAGAATCTTGTAGTAATGTTTGGACTGACTGCTTCATTGAATCCTCCTATATCTCCTATGGTAGTACCAGACAAATCACTATATAAATCCCAAACGACCCCATTGAATCTGTTTTCTATTATATTATTTGTGTACGGATAAATATCAAAAACTTTTTTCTTATCTCCTTCATAACTAAGATTTTGATAAATTATATCAAAATTGTTTGCTCTTACCTCTTCTCCAGTACCTGCATTAAGGATTTGTACAAGAGTTTTAGTCAATGCCGTGCATTCTCTTGCAAGATTCGAGTTTACCCATGAATCTTTAGAAACTCTTTCAGTATCTATTTTAAGAGCAATATCTATATTATCGAAGAATATGTTAGAGAAATAATTATAGTTTATTCCACCATCTTTGGCATGTAGATATATTCCAACCTTATCATAGCTTTCTGTTAGTGTTGAGTGTATTTTTAAATCATGAATTCTATTAAATTCAGTCCATCCAATGTTGCTGTTTGTTTCCAACGTCACAAAGTTACCAGAGTAGTCCAATGACGCGTCTAATAACAAATCAAATAATTGATTATAGGACCCCCTTATGATAATTCCAGAATTATTTGTGAATGTAATCCTTGTATTAGGAAAACTGCCAAATAAAATCTTATCTCCATCTAATATCAAATCAGAAGATACTTCTACATTAGAAACAAGGCAACAAGATTTGAATACATCAATAACCTTTTGAATGCTACCCCCTGAATTGCCAAACCATTCAATAAATCCTCCAGTAACATTCCATGTTCCAGAAAACGAAAGGGTGTCCCAGAATATTTTCTGTAAGCCTGAAATTATTTTGGTATTTTCACCTAAAATTGTTCCATTTCTCAAACTCCCTCCTTGAAAATCCAACGTACACCCTTCCGGTACAGTTATCGTCTCCCCATCCAAATCATAATCATACTGGATGATATACCGCGTATTCGCCTTATTCATCATCGCCTGTGTCAGCACATTCTTTCCGTCGGATATGTTCTTGCGAAGATATACACGACCAAGCCCACTGAACAAAGACGCGTTATATTCCTTGTTTGCAAACTGAAGCACATGGACATCTGCGGACTTCTCAATAGAATGGAGATCTTCTTCATCCGGATTGTTCACGATCTCTACACCCCCTTCCCCTCCGGGTTGGGTATAGAGTTTGCCTGTAACAGGATCTATCTTCACTTCTTGGGTATCTAAGGAAGTTTTAGTCGCAGCTTTTATGCCTCCTAGTGTGGTTTCTGTAGCCGCTTTTAATTCCTCCCCGCCTTTAGGTACATAAAGTTTTCCATCAGAACCAATTTTAACTTCTACGGTTTCACTACTGGTCTTGCTTGCAGCTTTGATACCGCCCAACTTCGTTTCTGTTGCCACAGACAACGACCCTCCTCCGGGTTTCACATACAAGCGACCGGTTTCCGGATCCACCTTGACCTCTTCCGTTTCGTCATCCGTCTTAGTGACTGCGGTGATGCCACCCAGCTTGTGCTCTTGAGCAACTTCCAGCTTAAACTTCAGCGAATCCAGATATTCGCCCTCAGTCCCATTGAAATCGCCGCGCAACACCGCTATTTCGTAGGCAGAAAGGCCGTCATAGCCATACGTGGCCACGGCGCTTCGGATCTTGATTTCCGCCTCTCCGCTATCCTTATAAAAAGTCGATTCACTGTCATATTCCGTCAACGCAAACACAAAATCCTTGCGCGAACGCATGATACAGCGGTCGTTGAAACGATGGTCGTGCGGATGCTTGAAGGGCCAGCGCAGAGGTTGGTTGCGGCAACCGGAATCCACGCTTGGCGTAAGGGTATCCGAACAGGGAAGGAGATTGTTATAGTTCTTCACCCAGATAGCTTCCAGCGAATAAGCGCCTTCCGGCAATCCCTGCGGAATGTCGAACACAAGATTCCCGCCTTCAGCCACAGCTTCAAGCAGGTATTTCTCATAATTACCGATAAGGAACACTTTGACCAACGCGCGAGAAAAGTCTTCGTGAACGTCGCTGGTGCCACGGAAGATGCTCCATACGACATGTATCTGACGGTCTTTGCTGATGTATATCATAACGAATTAGGATGGATTAAAATTTGACGTTGCCAGTTTAAGGAACAAATCTCCTTGTTCAGAATTGCCGCGGCTGATTTCAACCAGGCCGGCGCAATAGTATACTATAGATGAGCGCAACAGGGCGGGAATACCAATGGTATCGCCTGAATCTCCCGAACGTACTATAGGAAGGGGAATATACAAGGCGCGTTCAATGCTATGGTCTGCCTTGCCGTCTTCACCTTTACCTGCCGTGAAGTATTCCATGGTGCGTTGCCCTTCCGCATTGTGCGAAAATACGCAGACCGGTTTCAGAGGTGTGCCTCTGGTGAAAGAATTACGTTGCATCAAGTCCGTGCTGCTCCCCTCTTCGGCTACGGAGGTCACGGCGCGGTTCCACGACTTCAGTTTGATACTTACCAACCGGAGAAAGTCGTCCGGCAACAGTATATAGCCACAACCGTCGCCTGCATCAACGGGCTTGACGGATCCAAGATCCAAGCTTTCCGCATCCAACAGCTGTGAGGGGCACATTTCGATAACAGAACGAACTGCCACCGCCAGTTTGGCGCGGATAAGTTCGTCCAGCTCCATGTTGTCCGTTCCTGTGGCCAGGTATTCACTTTCCACTTGGTTTTCGTCAAGAGTGATGCGAACAGCTTCCACCAATTCCTCTACCGGTACTTGCTTCATGGGACTACTGAATACTGATGTTCGGGAAGCGTATGCTTATTTTCGCAGCCTCGGCCAGAATCTCGTCCGGCGTGGTCAATGCATCGCGGTCGCTCCCGTGATTGTTCACTAAGTATTCTATGGCCTCCTGCCACGTCTCTACGCCCTTCACGTCCTGCACCTTCGAGGAGGATTTGGACTTGCGACCGGCTTTCTTCGACGCATGAGACGTTATTTCGGATTGTCCCTCCATGCGTCTATAGATGCGTCCGTACATGTCGCTGGCCTCCAAAGCCTTGATTTCATCGTCATTCTTGGCGATGTACATGCTTCCGCCTTTGGTGCATGGGGTGAAACAAAAACGCTTGTCCACCCCATTCACCAACAACGAAAAAGATATGTTCAGATTAGAAATGTATCGCATTTCAATGAAGAATTAATTTAATGAAGAACTAAGAATTAAGAATGAAGAATTCTCAAGGATGCTCCGCGCTCAATTCTTCATTTTGCGCGGAGCGCGATTCTTCATCCTTCCTTTTTTTAGAGGCTTGCCAGCTTCACCCGAGCATGTGCCTTCGGATAGACCAGGTAGCAGCAGCTTGCCTCCTTCATCACGACAGCCTGCGTGTCGCGCTTTGCCAGCTTGGCCATGTCGTACTCTTTGCGGCTCCAGGGGAGGAACGTCTTCTTGCGGAGGTATTCCGGATCGATAACAAACATCTCGTCGCTCTTCTCGTTCATGTCCATCAGTTCATGGTGCATCACGAGCAGTTTGCCGAAATTGCTGTCGAACGAGGTGAACTTCAGTCCCCAACGCTCAAATTCCTTCACCACCTTGAAGCGTTCGCTCTGCATCTTGGCCAGCGTGGCAAGCATCGTACTGCCTGCAAAGCCAACCTTCGTGCCGTTACCAGAATCATTGCCGGTAAAGAGGTCTTTCAGGAAATCCACCATCTGGTCGTCGGTGATGGTAACTGAACCCGATGCAGCAGTGCCGATGGACATGTCCTTGCCGGCCATCCAGTAGATGCCGCCGGTGAAGTAAACATCTGCACCGCTCTTTTTCGGATCTTTGCTCTTTCCCTTGATGCCGAACAAATAACTGTTCTCCATGCCAAGGCGCATATCATAGATGCCGTCCTCCTCCATGTCGGAGAAATTCCAGTCAACTTTCTTATCCCACATCTTGTCGAAAGTGGACTGCTCCACCTGCATCATGAACTTCTGGCAGAACTGTTCTTCCGGCGTGGGAAGGTTGTAGAAGTTGCCGGTCTCCACATCGATTTCCGATGCGGCGCGCCCCATGCGGATAAGGACAGTATCGACATTAATCTGCGGCACCAGACTGTTCGTCTGGTCGCTGTTCTTCTTGCCGTTGACGGCAATCACCACCGGATAACCCGTTTCGTCGTTCTTTCCCACTACGTACAGCATCAGGTCTTTGGTGTCTTCTGTTACACCGTCGGCCTTGTAACCCTTCACGCCCACCACGCGGATAGTGTCCGTCAGCGAGAAAATGGAACCATCGTCCACCTGCACCGTAGTGGATGCCTGGCCGCTCGTCATGGCATTGACTTGCGTCTTGACCGTCGTCTTGATGGGGCGGGTAGCCACGCTGTAATACTGCACCACCATGCTTCCGCTGCGCGAAATCGTACTGGCACTTCGCGTAATCTGGTCGATAGGCGTGCGCATCGGACGCATCTTGGTGATGCGTTTGTCTACTTCCTTGGCATAATAATCCGGATCATCGTCCCCGGTCTGTTCAATGCCGGTCGTTGCCGTGGCGCCACCCAGCGAGTTGGTAATGTTCTTACCTCCATCTGCCATGTCCGTTGCCTCACCGCCCATGGCAGTAGCAGCCGCCATACATACGCCGGTCATCGAACTGGCCACGATGGCCAGCAACATCAACAATGCCTGGCCAAACCATTGATAGATTTTCTTCCCTTTCATCTTTCTGTTTCGTTTTTAATTGTTATGAATCGTTTTATTAATCGTCCCACACGCTCTTGCGGCGTCCCACAATCTTATCCAGCCGGGAGAGCAACGGGTCTTCACGCCTGCCGCTTTCACCACCGCGCCCGCTTTGCGAAATGTCGCTGGGCATATCAGAGGTCTTCGTACGTTTACGCTTGTTCAGGTCGATGTTGGCATTGCGCCCGGCCACTTCACCCTCTTGTCGTGCCTCGGCCACCCGGGCGTTGGCATCCTGCTGCATCAGGTCATAATTCGCCGCCTTCATCAGCATCATCCAGTCATCCTTGTTGATGTCGTTGGTAATGATGCGATCTAACAGACCTCCGTCGCCATATAGATAGGAATAAGCCTTATCAGCATCTTCGTCGGTAAACTTGCCTTCGGCCTTGGCTGCGTCCAGGTCGTCCAGCATCTTCTGCATATTGGCTTCGGCCTGCGCTTGCAGTTCCTTGTTCCTGGCCTGCTTCTCGGTATATTTCGAGAAGGCTTCGGCAAATTCCTTGGCCTTGGCTTCGTCGTTCAGGGCTTCGCGGAAATCGTCGCCGTATTGCTCGATGAGGTATTCCATCGGGTTTCCTCCCTTGCGCATCACCATCAGGAATCCGGCACTGCGCGGGTCGTTGGCCAACAGTTCGCCCAATTCCCGCTGGGCAGCGTCGCTCCTGTCCATCCGGTCCCATTCGTCACCCAGGACACCATAAAAAACCTCTTCGTCCCCGACATCCACATCGGGATGACGCTGGCCGAAGCGTTCCATGAATTGTTCCCTTCGGGTCTTTTCCTGCTGGTTATCAATCTTTTGTATCTCCTTATTTTCTTCCATTTCCTTTTTCTTTTTCACAAATGTAACGAGCCGGTTTCACGGCCTGACGATAAAAAATGCCACTTGCGGAATATTTCGTAATTTTGAAGCAAGGATAACAGCATCATTCTAAATATATGAGAAAGAAAGGTAGCGTTTTCGTCCTATCGGACAGCAGGAACCGGGATTTGCTGCGTGCCTACAACGAGCAGGTGAAAAAGCAGTTATGCCTGTACGGACGTATCACCAAGACGGGGCTTATCGAACGTACCGTAAGTTCCCCGGCCTCCCGCTTCTGGGTGTCGTCCGAACGGGCTTGCGTCATTATCTACCGCCTGGAGAAAGGGGAATCCATAGGATATATGAAAGAGAACAAACTACGGTTCTACACGGAGCTGTACAAAGCCTTCTGCCTGTACCGCGAGCAGCATCCGGAAATCACCTGCGTCAAGCATCTGGTGGAAATCGTAGTCATGCAACCCGCTCCCTGCTTCCCCATAACGCCCCGCGTGGCACGCAATATCATCGAAAAAATGCGCCGGAAATGCCAAAAGGAAAAAATAAACAAGTTGAACGGAAAGTAATAGTGTCACTTCTATTGCTTAACGTCTATCTGTGGCTGCCGATGAAATATGTTCCGGAACTCGCGGCTTCCTTCAATGCTGCCTGGTACACCCATCTATGCAGCCAATGGGCGCATATCGGACTATTCCACCTGGTACTCAACCTATATGTGCTTTGGTTCTTGCGATTTACCTGGAAAGAATTTGGAGTCGCCTACCTTGTATCCATACCAGCCACCTTTGCATCCTCATCCGGTGCAATCGGTTTCAGCTCGGTCATCTACGCGCTGATGGGGTTGCTGCTGCCGCAGGTTCGTTTGTCCGTACGCGACTGGGGACTGTTCCTGGTTGTCAATGCGGCCACGGCGTTTGTGCCGTCCATCGCCTTTGGGGTGCATGTCGCGGCGTTTGGACTGGGGTTCTTATCTGCTAAAATCAAAAAATTATCTGATGAGTATAGAAGAGCTTGTAAAAGAGGATGACCGGAGGATGTCCGAGATACGTGCGCCATTCAACCCCATCACGGGCGAGGGTTCAGTGGGAAAGAGGAAGAAGGTGCATATTGAGGACGTGTATCCCTATGATATGTTGATTCCTGTCCCCATGCTTCAAAACAAGCTCGTAAAGCTCATCCTCAAGAAAGGCAGTATCCGCCAATTTTGTTTGGACCGCTATGGAATATGCGACACAGAAACCCGGGAGAAAGTAGTACGCCAATTCATCAAAGTGCGTTGCCGGCACGATTTTCCTTTCCTTGCCTATGCCTACAACTTAATCAAGAACAAGGAAGGCGGCAAGATGATACATTTCAAGCTGAGCTATCCGCAACGCTATCTGCTTTCCATTCTCGAAGATATGCGCCTGGCCGGTGTCCCTATCCGCATCATCTTGCTGAAAGCCCGCCAATGGGGAGGTTCCACGCTGGTGCAGCTCTACATCGCCTGGATTCAACTCTTTCACAAGGAAGGATGGTATTCCGACATCGTGGCGCAAGACGCTTCCACGTCACGAAAAATCAAGGCCATGTACAGCAAGATGCTGGAAAGGTTGCCTCCTTGGCTCATCGGCTGCCCAGACAACGCGCAACTGGCTTTCACGCCTTACGAAGGTTCACAACTGGACAGTATCATCACCTACGGAAAGGGTACGAACATCACCAAGGCACGTGATACGGTGATAACCATTGGCACCTACAACAATCCGAACTCCGGACGCGGCGGCGACATATCGTGCGTCCACTACTCCGAGGTCGGATTGTGGGAAGACACCGACGGCAAAAAGCCCGAAGACATCATCCGCTCCATATCATCCTCCCTGCTCATGGCTCCGCTCACCGTAGAGGTCATCGAATCCACGGCCAACGGCATGGGGAACTTCTTCTACCGCGCCTACCAGGCGGCCAAGCAGGGAAAGAGTAACCGGCGTGCCGTATTCGTGCCGTGGTTCAAGATTGAGAAATATACCCGACCTGTTAAAGACCGCAAAGCCTTTGCCCAATGGCTTTTGGACAACAAGGACAACAACAATCCACCCGAAGGTTGCTTGGATGCCGGCAAGTACTACTGGCACCTCTGGACGCTGGGGGCGACCTTTGAGGCAATCAACTGGTACATCTTCAAACGGAAGGACTACATTGACCACCAGGACATGATGGCAGAGTTTCCGTCGGACGACATCGAAGCCTTCCGCAACAGCGGCCGCCAGGTGTTCAACATCTACTACCTGGACAAGCTGAAAGAGACTTGCAAGCCCCCGATCCACGTGGGAGAAGTGCAGGGCGACGGCGTGAAGGGCAGACGCGCCTTGCAGGACCTGCATTTCGTGGCCGACCACAACGGGATGCTGAAGGTATGGGCCATGCCGCAGCAGTTGAAGCACCGCATCGCCCGCCGCTACCTAGTCACGGTGGACGTGGGCGGACGGGGCAAGGAAGCGGACTGGTCGGACATCCTTGTCATTGACCGCTACTGGATGATGTTCGGCGGCAGCCCGGAGGTGGTGGCCGAATGGCACGGACACATCGACCACGACCTGCTGGCCTGGAAGGCGGCGCAGATAGCCAGATTTTATGACAACGCCCGATTAGTCATCGAGAGCAACACCATTGAGACGAAAGACAACGACACGGACGGCGACCAGTCGGAACTCATCTTCAACCAGCTTGCAGGCGAATACGACAACCTCTACGTCCGCAAGGCGTCCGAAGCAAAGATAGCGCAGGGCATCGCCACCGAGTACGGCTTCCACACCAACCGCAAGACGAAACCCATGCTCATCAGCAACCTCGTGGCTTGCGTCCGCGACCTGTCGTACATCGAACGAAACCTCGACGCCATCGCCGAGTATGCGGTCTACGAGAAGAAAGAGAACGGCTCGTTCGGCGCCGCCGACGGCTACCACGACGACCGCGTGATGACGCGCGGCATCGGCCTGCACATCTGCTTCAACGAAATGGACCTGCCCGCCGTCGTCAAACCGAAGGACAAACGGCAAAAAACAAAGGTGATGACCGAAGCAAGCGTATGAACCAGACAGTGAACAACAACAATAAGTACAACCCCGCTTTTCAGTCCTCATTGAGGACTGCGTCAGTATTCATTGAAGACTGCGCCAGTATTCATTGAGGACTGCGTTAGTATCCTTTGAGGACTGGAAAGCAACTAAAAAAACTTTTTGATTATGAATATGACAAAAAGAATCAAGGCTTTCTTCATCCTGATGAAAGCCGACCGGGAACTGAGACGGGCAAGCAGGCAGGCAGACCGTCTGTATCTGAAAAACGGCAGAAGATATTACGTCCTGCCCAACCTCCGCCACGAGCTTCACGCCTACTGCTGGGCAGACATCAAGCGCATGCGCCGTGCCGGGATGTTTTCCAACCGCGCCACGCAGAGGGACTTCCTATTTGAATCCTTCTACCACACGCCCGGACAGTTCGGCGAGGGCACGCTGACGCCCCAACGCCGCAAGCAGAAACGCAATGCCTGGCTCAACTACGTGGCGCAGGTCCGGCGCCTGATTTGAAAAATCATCCGCAAATGCTACGTTTTTCCAATCATAAACTTTATCTTTGCAGTAAAATCAAGTAAGGATGGGAAACTTCAGCAACCAACAGAAAGCCAAGGAAGAGGCGAAAGAGCGGGACAAGACCAGACGAGAGAAACTGGCAGGTTATTTCTATGATTCCTCCAAAGTTATTCTGGCAGGTGTAGTGGTAGGAGGATTAGCACCTTTATTCTCCAAACCTGAGATTGAACTGAATTATTATATCATAATAGCAGGCATCATGGCAACTGTTTTGCTAGCGTGGATAGGTAATAACATTTTAAAATAGATAATTATGACACAATTAGGATTAACATTCACAGTCATTGCTGCTCTTGCAGCTATTTTCCTGATATGGCTTAACACCAAGGCCGGGAAAAAGTGGAAAGAAACCTTGTAATGCAATAGCAAAGGCGACCCGCCAATGGGCCGCCTTTCTTTTATGCCTGTCCTACGGCATTCCCTGCCGCAGGCAATGCCCCCTGCTGTGCCAACATCTGCTGTTGCCGCTCCAGTTCCTGCCGCTGCGTCTGGATGAGCTGGAGCAACTGGTCGCCGAAGGGGAACGCACCCACCTGGAGCATCTGCTCGATAGTAATCTGCTTGGCGTTGAGCAGTTGCAACAGCAGTTCGTTGTTCAGTGCGCGATACACCGGCGTATCGTAGCTCTCCGTGATAGCCAAGTCGAAGTCAATGCCTCCCATCGTCTGCGGGTCATACCGCACCACCGCCGACCGTCCGGCCACCTTCACCGTCATCGGTTCGTCATAGAACTGCTGGATATTCTTCAATTTCTTCTTGGCATCCGCCGTCAGGAAGCTGGAATACGTCTCCAGCAGGTCGATGATGGACGTAGAAGCATTGTTGGCCTGCTGCTGGTAAAGCACGCCGCTCGTTCCGCTGGAAGCCTGCTTGCCTTGCAACGCCCCGTGCACGCCGCTCACGTCGTCCATCAGTTGCATCTGTAAGGTAATCATGTCCTGCAATCCCTGCACCTTGCTGCTGTTCACCATCTGTTGCGGTGGCTTGGCACCTTCCTTCAGCTTTAGCTTGATGACACCGTTGAAACGTGTCCACTCCTCGGCAATATCCTCGATGTTCATGTCCTCCGGGATGCTGCTTTCATCCACCACCAACACACCCTTGGCCGAGGCTTTCACGATAAAATCATTAAGAATGATATAATGGTTGATATACCTTTGCTGATCGATGATGTCCGCCACGAACGGATGAATCTCCCCATCTATAAAAGGATAAGCCTTCACCGTATAGGGATGCTCGCCGTGGGCGTATGGCGACTCCCCTTCTTCCAGCACATCCCCGAAAGGCGACAGGAAGCGATAATACCAGTAGTTTTCGATGATATACTCATATTCTATCAGTGGCACCCGGTCTTCAGGCATATAGAGACGGATGTTCCCGTTCTCGTCCAGCAGGTAATTGCCCGCCGCGTCCTTCATGCGGTTTTCCTCCATGCGGGTGGCATTCTCCTGGCGGATGGCTTTCAGGTTGTCGTAAGAGTCGATGTAAGCGTCGCCCTCCAGCCAGTCGTGGCACCACAGGGCCTTCCGTTGCTCCTGCGTCCACACCTCGATAACACGGCACAGGCTAAGGTCGTAAGGCTGTAGGAAGGACACATAATCGTTGGCATTGCGATGAAAAGTGTCAATATAGTTTGCCAGCACGTCCCGGTTGCGTGCCTTCTTGTAGATGTCCTCCAGGCGTTGCAGGTCGGCATCGCTCTTGGCAAAGGCCGAGGCCAGTTGCCCGAAAGTGATGTCGTGCAGTTCGCCGATGATGCTCACGTCGTCCATGCGAATGTCGTTCATCTGCCCGTCCATGAAGAAGAAGTTCGGGTTCACGTTGTCCGTCCAGCAGTCCTGCCTCCCACCCCGCATCGAATACACCTCCTTCTGCACGGCCAGCCCGCCGATGAGGAACTCCTCGAACATGCGGGCATCCAGTTCTTTTTTGTCATTCAGCTTATTGTTATACTCCAGGATGGTGCTCATCGTCTCGCCCAGTTTCTGCTCCTCCCTGTCCCTTGCAATGCACACCGGTGTCTTCTGTTGGTTCCGGTACACGCCTATCACGATTCTTGCCAGCCGCCGGATAAGGTTGTTCTTCAGCGGGATGTTGCCCTGCATCCGGATGTATTCCTCCTCGGTGATGGTGCGCCCGCAATACTCCACCGGGTCTCCCCATTGGTCGCCGTACATATACCGTTTGTTCCGTTCACGCTCCTTTCGGTAATGGTCCATGCAGTCCCAGGCACGGGCGGCACGAAACAGGATGTCCATGTAGCGTTTGTTGCTCCGCTGCTTCTTGTCGTATGCCACGGTGTCCGTCTGCGGCAACGGCTGTTTGGGTATCAGTCTTCTTCTTGCCATCTCTTCTGTTTTTTGCTGCAAAAGAAAGGGTTACACGGAAGAGGGCGGCTATATAAAGTGACACACGAAAAGTCCCCGCTATCTTCGCAGACAACAGGGACATAACCATTAAACTACTTGTTATGGATTCTCTACTTTAGATTATCTATCTGCTCCAGCAGCGAGCGTTTCATCTCCGCCACCTTCTTTTGAAGCTCCTCCTTCTCCTTCGTCGCTTCTTCCGGAAGCTTCTTCTCCATATCTCGTATGCGGTCTATGATTCGCTTATTCCTTTTGAAGATAAGGTACTTCTTGTAATCATCGGATTGATAGAGCCTGTTCAGCTTATCCAAATAATCCAAGTCGCCACGGGCAGCCTCACGACCATAACCGCGTAACTCCTTGACCACTTCTTCATACAGGTCATAGAGCTTGTAATATCGCTCATTCACTTTACTGAAGGCTGAACGGTCATCACTGGCATCGTTGAAAAAGCGGTTCAACACAGGAGTGCTATACCATTGCAGATTGTCGCTCTTTTCACCATTAATGACGCTTTCCACACCTCCTGCCAAAGTTTTTGCGGCTTGATTGAATGTCTTTGCCATACCGCCGAAGTAGGATTCAAACAAATGTTCCACTTTGGCCGGATTCCAATTCATAATGGGTTCCAGCACATCTGCTTGCTTATATTTATCTCCTCCGGCCAATTCATTAGTCCATTCGGACAGCTTCACCAACCAATCAGATGTACTGTTGTAGGCTTTCGTCCACTCCGGCATGGTTTCGTTAAAAGCATTTTGACGATAGATGGGTTTTCCGGTAAAATCCTTGTTCTCGTATATTTGCCAGAACGGACTAATAACATCCGGCATCAGTGTGGTAACCAAATCGCCATTGTTTCCCAACGGATTGATAGGCAACAGTTCGGTGATTTGGTTGATGGCTTGGTAAGCTATCTTATCCCCGCAATTGGTATCTTCACTGATTGTAGCCTGATACGCCATCTCTCCAAGACCATAGAAGGCACGCAGTTCAATAGGCAACGGTATGGTGATGAATTTCCCGTTTCCCGCATATAGGCATAAGTTATTACGACGCACCCACTCAGGGAGGTTCCCGTAATAATCATCGTCATCACCTCCCAGCATTGATATGGCTATCCCATTTAACACAGGAACCAAGAATCCTGCTGCGGTAAATCCGCCTAAGGTAGTATAAAATGCCTTCGGATTCTTTTTAGACAACCTGCTGAAATTAGCCAAGGACTGAACAGCCGCATTGAAGAACAAATACAGATTACGGAACAGTCCTGAGGTCCAACCGAACACGCCGCTCGTTTTCACTCCAGCCCCCTTCTTGTTGAAGTTCACCGTTACTTCTTTGGCATCATTCACCGATTCTGAAATTGTCTTTCCCTGTTCCCGTGAAGTCATGTAAGTAGTAAAACGGGAAACATCCTCTGCCCACCGGTTCATCATGCTGAAGAATTGAGCGGAAGCACGTACGGCACGGAAGTAATCACGTTTACCGGTAATTTTGTTCAACTCACGGCTGACCATCCGCTTATACTCGTCCACGCTGTGCAGCGAGGTATATCCGGTTTCACCCCCGTTGTCCAGGAACTCTTCAAACAAGGCATCGTCCGCATGGTTTGCATCGCCTTTCCCACGCAGGTTGCGGGCAATAACCCTCATGGCCCGCGGGATGTTCGCTGCAAACCGTCTGGCGTACGCTCCACCCTCTTTGATGTTCACTGCTGAAACTGCAAAAATCAGGTCACGCGACAAGTTGCTCAATACAAACGCCGGATTCCGGTTCGTGAAGTTGGCTGCCAGTTGACGGTTGAATCGGCTGATGCCCTCCAGCATCTTGTTGGGCTCTACCGACGGGTTGGTCAGCCCGTTCACCGCCTGCGCCGCCCGAGGGCTTCCATTCACAAAGATAAGATAGTCCTTCCCGTTTCGCTTCACGTTCACGATGTGTTCTTTGGCCTGTCGGGCACTGATACGGTAGTCTATGTTCAACCCTTCCTTCACTTGGGTAGCCTCACCGTTTTCTTTCAGCATGTTCATGCGCTCTTCGTGCTCCTCCACTTTACGGGCTATGGTATCGGCATCGTCATTCTCTTCAATATCGGGAAATGACAATACCCATTCTCCCGTACTTGGGTCTTTCACATACCATGCCTCGCGCACAGTCAGTACGTCCGTCGGATGGTTGATGGCCATGTTCAGGAAATTCTGCTTCATCAGGTTCCGATTTCCTTGCAGGATGGCGCTCTCCGCCATGTTACCTATGGTGGCCAGCGGGTCGTCCGACATGGAGCGGCGGCCTTTGGCTGACTTCAGCACAGAGTTTACAGGAGACGTTTCCGAATTGAGGTACTCAAACACGTCTTCCGCCGTCTGTTCGTCCCAGCCGCGCAGGGGGATGTAGTGCTTGAACATCTTGCCCACCTTGTCGTATGTATCCCTGCTCATCATGCCGCTTTCATACGACTTGCGGAGCGTTTCCTTTGTAGCAGCATTTACTTTATCCCAAAGAGAGCGGGTATCAAAACGTCGCTCAAATTCATTGACAAGAAGCCGGGCAAATTCCTTGGGCGTGGCTTCGTCCAAGGTAGTTGAGGACTTCCCCCCGGATAGTTGAGGACTACCTTCGGGATAGTTCTCAACTACCTTTTGCCTATCCCGCAGGGCTGTCAGGCCGGAGTAATCCTCCTCCAGATGCTGCTCCAGACGTTTCCGGTAATACTTCTCTTTTTCAGCGTCTATCTTGGCCTTCCGCTTGTCGTAGTCCGCTTGCGTGACGCCGCCCAGCTTGTAAAGTTGCTCCAACTCCTTATACAGTTTTTCAAACCTCCTCTCGGCTTCCTGCGCAGCATCCCGCTCTGCAAACACCTCATTGCGCTCCAGTCCGTGCTTGGCCACCATATAATCGATGATTTCCGGATAACCGGCACCTTGCTTGATCAGGTTGGCCACCTCCTGTAGCATGGGCTTAAAGAACTTATCGCCATATACCTCCGTTTCACGTGTGCTCTTGCTTGACATTTGGTTTTCGGCCATGTAAGCGTTCTCGTAGCTTTTCAGTTTGCTTCCGGAGTATTTCTCCACTACTTCCTGCAAGCGTTTCAATGCGAGCATACTATCCTGATAAGCTTCCTGAGCCTTAAACCGGTTTCCGGTCACGGCGCGGTTGTAGGCGTCACGACTGCCGTCGTCACTGGTCTGACCGTCGGGAGTTTCACGATATAAATCATTCGCCCCTTCTGCTGCATTATCCGTTTCGGCTGGAACTTGCGCATAATTACCCACCTTCAACTCATGCTGCTTCACCACGTCGGCGGCTTCGCCCAAGATGCTGCGATAACGCCCCGGCTCTGCCAGGTTCTCATAGCTACGCCAGAGGATATAACGCAGCTCGTTGTCCGACAGCGTAACGCCGTTGAAGTCATTGAATCCAATCTTATGAAGCATCCGCAAGAACAGCTCCTTGATTTTCCGCCACCAGCTTGCATCCAAATCTTCAAAATTGGTTTCTTCTGCCAACGAAGCAAGATATTCTTCCGTGGCAAGCCGAGTATCCCATCCGTTCTTCTTGGCAAGCTCCACAATCTTTCTGCGCACATCCAGGTCGGCATTTCGGTACACATTATCTAGGAAGGTATCAAAATGCTCTCCAAAAAGTTGGCGCAGTCCGTAGTGAGCCACGGCCTCATGAAGTAGTGTCTGAGCCACATCAAACTCACTCGTGTGATTAGGAATAACAATCGTAATTTTTCCGGCAGCACGATTATAAAATCCTTTAGCCTTTGCTCGTCGTCCACTCAATGTTTTCACATCGGTCACGATTTCCACGTTGTCAAGGTGTAGCTTCCGCGCCAAATTCTCCGCCCGACGTACCATATAGCCACGTTCGCGTTCGGCGAATGCTTGGCGTTGGCTTACAGTACGGGTAGATTGCCCAAGCATCTTGGCAATGGGGTCGTTGACATTGGACAGTTCATAGTCGTTCAGTGCGCCGTTTCCGTTTCTCATCATGTCAGAGGCTTTCTTGCGTCCTTTGTTTATGCCGTCCACAATCTTTACGCCGAGATTCTTCAATTCTTCAAGGAGCGACGGCGTAACAGTGTTGTCGGGAATGGCAACATTTTCATCCTCAATAAGTTCTGCAATACGTTGTGCCACCTCGCTATCGGGAACTATGCGTACCGGTCGCATCCAGCGAGAAAGAATGACTTTGCGCTTCTTGTCACCACTAAGCTGTCTGTTCACAGGTCCTGCGTTCCACTTCGTTTCATCTACGGGGTCTTTCGCTCCCTCTGCTTGATAACCACTGGTAAGCTCGCTTTCGGGCACTTCTACCTCAACCGTTACAAGGTTAGGGCGTTTGTAGGCTTCCGCGAACTGATCGTTGAGCGGATTACGCGAAGTATGGAAGTAGGGGTTATATGCTACCCATAAGCCTTTTCCGTTGTCTTTGACAATGTAAATGTGGTTCTTGTGCGCTCCCTCTTTCTCCACCAATTGTGGACGTTCATCTGACACTTCCCACTGACCGAACTCTGAAGGAGCTTGACTTATTCGGTTACTTCCAGTACCTATTTTCTTCGACATGGGCGAATACAGCTTACCGTCCACCAACGACATGGCTCTGTATACCTTAACTGTAGGCTCACTGTTCAGACGTTCAATCTCGCTTTCGTCATCAACTATGCGGTACAAGTCGTTGGCTTCCTCTTCATTAATTGTATTTTCTCTTTTGTGCTCTTTCGAGTTTTCCTTGGCCTTTTCCTCCAACTGTTTTTGCAAATCCTCAACTTCCTTTTCTGCCTCCTTCAGTTCCTCTTCACGCCCCCAAGGGGTATTCATAGCCTGGGTAAGCCCTTCTATTTTCTTTTCCTGTTCACGGATGTTGGCCTCGGTATCCGCAAGATTCTTCTTGATAACATCCAGTTGATGGCCGATACTTGACATCAGTCCACGTCCTCCATTGAATTGGCGACCTTCCACGATGTGCTCTTTCCCGGCATACAGTTCATACACCATACGTCCCTCGTTGTAGTGTACAACTACCTCGGCCGCACCGTCATTCAGGTTCAGTTTCAACGGTGCAATGCCACGGTTCAAGCTATAGGATTCATCATAGGCATCAATTATCGGATCAAGGTTTGAACCCAATTTCTCATTAAAGCTCTGCCCGTTCACCTCTACCTTTTTCACGCCATTTGGAAAATACTCATCAACTACCCGGGTAGCCTTCTCATACGTATTTTTTGATTCCTGCAATAACTTGATGCGGCGTTTGGCCGATTCGACACTGTCGGCCATGGCACTCTTGCTGTTGGCATCGCTTCGCTTGGAGTTACGTAATCGTTTCAGCTTGTTCTGTGCGGCAAACAGGAGTTGTGCCGTCTTGTCACCACTCAACGTGGCTGCCATTTGGCTGAATGTCATTCCACTGGGGTCTTCATCATCCTGTTCTTCCATTACACGACTGTCCGTATTCCCTTTCATCATTTGGTTGATGAACTCCTGCTTGACACGAAGGCGGTCGTAGGCAGTGGCATCCAATGTTCCCTGCACGCCGTAGGTTAACACATGTACCGGCTTGTCCCACGTGGCATACAGGTTGCCTTGCCGCAGGATACGCCCGTTCCTCTGCTCGAAGTCCATCGGACGGAGCGGGGCATCCACATGATGCAGGGCATACAGTCGGTCCTGCACGTTCACACCGACACCCATTTTCTCGGTACTGCCCAAGAGGATGCGCACGTCTCCATTCCTCACTTTCTCAAACAAGGCTTTGCGGCGGTCTCCGTCATAGTTGTTCACGATGGCAATCTCATTGGCAGGTATGCCGGCAGCTACCAGTTTCTCCTTCATATCCTCATAGAGATTAAAACGGGGAACATCCGGGTCATAGTCAAACAGGTCCATTTTCGGACGTTCACCCGGAGACTGATAGCTATCGCAGAATACAAGCTGCGTGCCCTTGTCCGGTGTGCTTTCCTTGTAGAGTTTTACAATGTTGCGCACGACCTGGTTCGTCTTGCTATTCGGATTGTCCGCATAGCTCGGATTCAACAACCTCAAGTCGATAGCTGCCTGCTTGGCCTTGGTGAACACGACCAGCGGCAACGCACTCTTCTCGCGCTTGGCTTGCCCGGTCAGTTTGTTGTAATCTTCCAATTCACGCACCAACATGTCCATAACGTCTTCCAGGTCCTCGTTCTTGTCTATGACGATGTTCTCCATTTTCCCGCCAGCCAGCTTGGGGATGTTTTTATCTTGCTGGAACTCCTTCACGTCCTCCGTCAGCACAACATCTGCATGGCTCCGGAAAGCCTTCAGCAGTTCAGGAACATTCACATAACTCTTGAACCGGTCAGCAATCTTGAAATTGCCCGTGGCCGTGAACTCCAACGAAGGCTCTACCGTACCAAAAGTGGTAGCAAAATCATCAAAACTACGAATGTTATAGGCATTAAGTATGTCCGGAGAAACAAAATTCATCATCGTCCATACCTCTGCCATCGTATTAGTAATAGGTGTACCGGTTGCAAGTATCACATTACGCCCTCCGTTCTTCTCCTGTACCCAACGAGCCTTCAACAACAAACTGTTGGCACGTTGCGAGGCACCGGAATCCACACCTTTCACATTGTTCATTTTAGTGGCAAAGCCTATCTTCTTGAAGTTGTGTGCCTCGTCGATGAACAAGGCATCAATACCCAGTTTCTCGAAGCTCATCACATCGTCGGTCCGCCGGTCAAGCACACGTTCAGCCCGGCTCTTGGCCCTGTCGGCAGCCTTTGCCTTTTCCTTCACGTTACTCTTCTTAGACTTCTTGCTATCTCCGCCTTCCAAGTTTTCACGCAATCCTTGCATCTCTTTCTGCAAGCGACGCTGCAAGGCGTAATCATCCGTCTTGGCTATAGCCTCCAGATATTCGTCAATGCGCTTCTGGATAAGCTCTTTTTTCCTACCTTCATCGTCAGGAATAAAACCTAGGAAGGATTGCGGTATCACAATGGCATCAAAGTCTCCGGTAGCAATCAAGTTGAACAGACGCTTGCGGTTCTCAGCACTACGCTCATCCTTGCTGGGGGCCAGCACATTGGCAGAGGGATAAAGACGATAGAAATCCTTCACGAAATCCTCCAATGTAGCATTCTGCACCACAATCATAGGTTTTCTGGCCAGACCTAATCTGCGCATTTCCATCGCGGTAGTAATCATCGTAAAAGTCTTTCCCGTTCCGACCTGGTGTGCCAGCAATGTGCTTTCGTGCAGGCTGCGTTGCACAGCCTTGGCTTGATGCTCACGCAAGGATATGGATGCATTCGAGCCGGGATAATGTGTCACGACGACCTTATTCCCTTTCTTATCCGTCTCGGCATGAGAAAAAGAAGGCAGACTATACTTCTTCAACCGATAGTTGTTATACTTGTCATTGTAGATTCGCTCCAGTTCACGGTGGATTTCATTGCGCCCGTCAATGTATTCAATGAACTTATCAGATATTTCCATGATTTTTTCCGAAACGGCTTGCGTCTCTGCTTCGTTGGGTACTCGGATTGTGCTTTTCCCGCCAGGGCCATACGTAGTCTGTTCGTCAAAAATCTTCGGTTTCCGCTGGTTAAGGGCATTGGTGAACAAATCCAAGGTATTCATCCTCTCAGTCTTGTACAATCCCGATTTAGCAAAATCCGTGATGTGTGCCCGACGACTGACAACAAACTCGTTCAACAACGGTTCATAGCTCACGTCAGCACCGGTTATGCCCAACACACTCTCGGCAAAGTCATTGATGTACTCCACAGGAATCCAAGGCGTTCCCAACCGATAGCTGATATCACCAAAGCGTATAGTTTCCGGCTGAACGCCCATCAAATCCTCCACGTTTTTCTGATAATCAGGATTGTTTTCAGCAGCCGCACGGGCTTCCTCTAGCTTCTCACGGACATTGCCGGATAGATAAGTATCGCGGTCTACCAAAGCCCCTGTAATCGGATCGCGATAGGCATCTCCTCGTTCCAGTATCTCATCAGTCACCTGCTCCTCCGTTTCGTCCATCAAACGGGCCATATAAGAAATGTCCAATGTACCTTTGTACGAAAGGCTGATATTGACAGCGTCTTGAAGACTGTCCGCAGTGGTAGGTTCATTTATAGGATAACTGACACGACGCTCCAAGATGCCTTTACCCTTCTTCACTTGCCAAACCATCTTCTTGCCATTGGCAGATGGCACACGAGCCACCTCTTCCAGCGACAGCGGTAAGTTGTGCTCATAATCCTCGGCAAAGATATTGTCCAGAGGCTTGTTTCGATTCAATGTGCCATATTTTTGGACGAATGCATCATATTGTTCGTTCAACTGCTTTCTCAAGGCTTTCGGGTCTTCCTCTTCGCTCTGTTCGGCTGAAATCAGCTTTTTGAGCGTGTCCTTCAGTGCATTATAATCCGCCACAGCATCGGCCGTCCTTCTTTCCTTTCCGTTGAAAGTAAAGGCATCTTTGGCATCCACAGGTACCAGTTCACCATTGACAGCGACATAAACCTTGCCTTTCTTAGTGGTGATTGTGCCATTCTTCAATGATGTTTCCTCACGCTCCTGCATTTGAATGGAAGAAGCTTCCTTGGAAAGAATGTTTTCAGGCAATTGGGCGATAGCTTTTTCCAACTCTTCGGCAAGATTGGCACCGGCCTTTGGCTTCAATGTCTGCGAAGCACCACTGTAAAGTCCGCCACTGCCTGCATCAAAAGCAGTCATCATCTCGCCCAGCATCATATCGGGATGCTCAGCAAAGTATTCATTTACCAAGATGGGCTTGGTGCGCGTTTCTCCGTTTTCCTCATACGTGCCTTCACCTATTTGCGTGGTAGACACAAAGCCTATGCCGTTGGAAGGCTCTCCGGATTTTCTTTTGCGGAACACTAGTATATCAGCCGTCACGCTGGTACCAGCGTTTTGCAGGAAAGCGTTGTTGGGAAGTCGGATGGCACCCACCAAATCAATATTATTAGCAGCCACGAACTCGCGGAAATGGCTGTCAGAACCGTCCATCGTGGCGGACGAGGTGACAAATACGCCCAAGCCTCCTTCTTTCAGTTCAAGCAAGCTCTTGGCAATAAAATAATTGTGCAGATTGTAGGCATTCCCCAACTCCCGTTTAAGCGAGCGGTCCAGTTTCTTGTCGTAGGGGGCATTGCGTCCAAATGGCACGTTGGTAATCACCAAGTCCTTGCTCTGGGGCGCGAAGTTGGTTTCATATCCTTGTACTTTCACGTCTGCATCGGGATAGAGATAGCTGGCTATACGCCCGGACAAGGAATCAATCTCGTACCCGCCGATACGGGATTGTGCGGAAAGTTCTGCGGGCATCAGGCCGATGATATGGCCGACACCCATAGCCGGTTCACTGACCACACCGCCCCGGAATCCGCTTCGCTGGACAATGCTCCACAAAGCCCGGATGACAGGAGTTGGCGTGTAATGGGAAGTCGTAGTGGATTGTACGGCACTCTGGAATTCTTCTTCGCTCAACAGTTCGCGCAGTTGTTCGTAATAAGTAAGATACTTGCTGTTCCAGTTTGCATCCTTATAATAGGTATTGCGGGCATTGTATTTGTCTTCATTCAACGCATCCGCCAATCCTCCCCAACCCACATAGCGGGAAAGGATTTCTTTTTGTTCCTCTGTGGCAGGCTGTCCGCTGGACTCAATCTCTTTCAGCGTGCGGATAGCCTCCACATTGGCTTTCAGTTTGGCAATGTCTCCTTGCGGAACTTGGATACCTTCCTCGCCAAACCGATAATTGCGTTGGTTCCTTACAACAGGCTGGCGGCTGCTTGTGCCTGCTGACTCAGGTACTCTTCGGCTTCCGTCCTCGTCAGGCACATGATGTCCATGCACGCTTCCACCAGTTCCTCGCTGTTCAGTTCGCTCAGTTTCTTGCCGTGCTCTTCCTCCCAGGCTGCTATCCGGCTCTGTACTTCCTTGCTCATTGTTTTCTTCTGTTTGGTTAAACAAATCGTTCAGGGACAAAGGTACGGATTTATCTTTTACCTTCTTCTTGGAAGATCGTTTGCGCACGATTTTTTCCTTGGCTACTCTCGCCTGTTCTTGTGCCTCTTGCTCGTTGGCTATGGTTTCGGCCATATCCAACACATTGGCCACAGGCTTGTCAAAGTTGGCCACATCAAAACGGCTCACCTCGTCGTAGCTGTCCATGTCATCTGTCAGCCCGGCCTCCTGTACTTCAGGTAAATCACGGGCACCGTTGTAGAACGATTTCAGGTAAGGACGGATGGCATCACCCAAATCAGCAATCATGGCCTTGGCATATTCCGCGAACTTTCGGGCTCCTTTTTCAATATGATACACGGCCATTTCTGTGCCGATAGCAAGGATTTCAGGGTCAATGCCCATGTTCATCTGTCCGCGCAGTTTCTGCTGCATCCGCTTCTTCAGTTCGGCATAGCGTTCATCGGTGACGAGGCGATTATTTGATTTATGCTCTGCTACCTTCACACTCTTATACTCCGCAAACGGCTTCGTCTTGCGGTGGCTGCTTTCCACCCACTTCTTGAACTCCTCCTTGCTGACCTCACTGATAGTTCCCAGCCCTTTCCAGCCCGGAGAATAGTTGGCGAGATAAGCACGTTTAGCAGCCAGCGCGGACTTGAATCCATACATCACCTTGTGCTCATCAAATGTACCATCGGAATTCACTTGGTCAATGACATACACCTTGCCCGTTGTCGGGTCGTCGGACAGGAACACGTCAATATGGTCACCGTCCACACCTTCCGTGCCACGGATATAGCCGTAGTCGTTATTCATCGTCACGCTCCACGGCTGGCCGTTGGCATCCACGCCGCTGCGGATACTGCCTTTCGGGTTCTCGATGGTGATGTCGTAGCCGTCCAGCGTGATGTGTCCCTTCTTGTAGTTGCCGGCTTCCTTCTGGGCATCGGTAGGGGAGGATGCAACTTCTTTGCGGGCATCGTCTATCTCCTTGGTCTTGACCACGCGCTCGGCATAGTCCAGAAGATTTTCGCTTTCTTGGCGTTCGGGAGCGATAAATCCGTTGTTTGTTTGGTCGTTTTGGGAAGAATCGCTACCTTTGCCCTCAGAAGAAGCGCTCAAATTTTGCCGGGTAGCTGTGTCGTCCGGCTTGCCAGATTGGTTACTTTCAACGTCCATCCTACTGTTAGTAGATTTGGGCGTTTCTTTTTTCTCGTATGCCGTTAGCAGCCATTGTTCGCGTGGAGTTCCCAAATATTCACGGCTGACAACGGCAAAGTGAGAATCTGACTCAAGTTTTATTCTGTTGGGGGATTCCGAAACGACTTGCATCCCGTCAATTATCCCCTGCAAATCATTAAGAACTTCGGGATGCTTTCTGGCTATCTTTTCAAGACCGGCCTTTTCATTTCCCCAAACCAACGAAATGTTTCCTATCACAGGATGATGCAACGCACCAATGGCTTCCCCATCCCTTTGGGAAAGCAAGAAGTCTATGGCTTCTTTCGGCTTTCCGACAAACTGGTCATAGATGGGGCCAAAGTTTCCTTCTCCAATGGGGCGTATATCGTTTACTCCTCCTTCACCTCCGGATGCGCCTTCAGATACAGTTCCTTCCTCAGCACGCACTCCATCATCAGCCGTGCCGGGTTGGCTTGCAGCTCCTTCAGTTCGTCCTTGTACTTGCCCCGGAAGAACAGGTTGTGCTTCAGGCAGAACTGATACGCCTGCTTCCCTGCTTCCAGCCGTTCCTGCTGGCTCATCGCGTTCAGACGGTCCACTATCCGGGCTACTTCCATTTTCGCTTGTTCCTTGTTGTCCATTGTCTTTTTGGTTTAAGTAGGTTTGAATTTCTTCTTCGGCTTCCGCAAAGATACGGTCTAATTCCTCAACCGCCACACCTTCATACGGATTATTTTCAACCACATATTCCTGATAGGATTCGTATTCCTCCGGCGTCATGTGCATTTCCCGTTCGCACCAATCGGCGTAGGCATCATACTCGGCCTGGCGTTCGCGTTCAGCCATCGCTTCGCGGTTCCGTCGGATATAGTTCGTCAGGTCGCCACGGGTACGCACTTCGGAAAGCACGTCAAGGATAGCATTGCGCCCGGCGTTCGGGTCGGACTGGTCGAAGAAGTTCGTGTCGGCTTCCTGGTCGGCCAGCATCAGTTGTTCTCCGGCACGTTCTATCGTCATGCCGCCATTGGCCTCACTGGCAAAGAGGCCGAACAAAGCACGGGCTTCATCCCCCTTATACCCCGTCTCGCGTTTGAAGTCGGCCTGCAAAAGGGGCAGTTTGCCCGTCGCCAGCATCTGTGCCGCCAGTTCGTGGCCGTCCATGGGTTCGCCCATGGATAGGATTTCTTCGGCCGTGGCATCTCCCACTTGCGTACGCTGCGATTGGATGGCGTCGGCCACCTGGTTCCAGTAGTCCACCTGCGCCTGGGCATCATCCACTCGTGCCTGCCATTCCTGCTTGGCCTTCTTGTATTGGGCTATGTTTGTACCCATCTTGGGGGCTTTGCCCTTTATGTTCCTCATCAGCTTGGCCGATGCGTCCTTGTTGGCCTGGACAAACGCATCCACTTCGTCTGACTCCAGTCCTTCGCTGTTGATAGAGGAGACAGTACGATCCACGGGGGCGCGGTGATAAAGAAAGTTGCCTTTCTCGTCTGTGGGAATATCGGAAAGTTCTTCTGTAGCTGGTTCTGTGAATTGTACCGCATTGCTTTCGACTTGTAGGCTCGAAGGTACTACCTCTGAACCGGATTGTGCTTGACTTTGAGCCGGATTGGCAGGAGCGGGCTGTTGCGCATCTTCCTCTCTGTTCAGATAAGGCATATAACCGCGTGATTTTTCATCGGCCATGACCCTGATTCGGTCTGTGCCAATTCTGTCAAGATAAGTATCTACATAATTTAATGACAATAAATAATCCCTATCACTTATTCTCCCGCTAAGATAATCAGCCGCATAACGTGCTCCTTCTGAAAGTTCACGCTTGATGCTTTCCGGATTCTCCTCGTAATAACTTTCATTAATATTTGGATTAGCCTTTTTGTAATCAGAAACAGTGGCTGAGTTTATCTTTTCTTGATTAATAGAATAAGTAGCTGGTGCAGCCGATTCCTCTGCGTCAATCTGCGCCTGCATGGCGTTGTAGTATTGTTCATCCGTGATTTCAACGACTTCCTCCTTGGTCTTGCCCTTTTCATCCACGGTGGTGCGAGTGGCCAGCCAGCCGCCATTGGGATTATCAGGATTCTGCTGGGCTATCTTGTACTGTGCCGCTCCATCGGTGAAGGTGGCTCCGATGGACGGAGGAACGATATCCGGGCTATACGTGCTTTCACGCTGTGCCTGTGCCGCAGCATCCTCGCGTATGGCCTGTGCCGTCTCGTCAATGACTTCCTGCGTGGGCATGGACCGGACGCTTTCCGGATTGTATTCCCCTTCTTTCAAGGCCACGGCTTCCACTTCCGGTCCTGCGCCGTCGGGCTTCCACAAAGGTTGACCGCCCATATATCCGACAATGTGGCCGGGTACTTCCACCATTTCGCCCACCTCGTTCATCACAAGGCGGCTGCATTCGGTGTAGGTATTCGTTTGTGGGTCGGAGTTGGCCACGATGTCCTCCGTCTCCGCCTGCACGGCCTCTTCCGTCTGTTCGGCGGCGACGTTCTCCATGGCCGACTGCTGCATCACGTCGTAGATGTACTTGATTTCGTATTTCTTCTCCTGCGGAGTCAGGCTGTCGTCGCGCAGGGTGTATTTCACAAACTCGCGCACCCCCTCCACATCACCATTCTGCGCCACGCGCTTGACCTCCTGCCAATGTTCCACCTCGTCCGGCGAAAGCGTGGATTCAAACCGTTTCACATCGCGGTTGAGCGTATAACGGTCACGGGCAAACCCCGCCGCACCGATGCCGCCGAACACGGCACTCATCAGGCCGACACCCAGGAACGTATCAATGTTGTTGTCGAGGTCCACCAGCTGCTCCGGCGTCATGTCGCCCATCGCCACGCTGGCCAGGTTGTTGTATACCTCTTCGGCATACTCGCCGATGGCCCCGTGCCACTGCGTGCGGTCGGTAAACTCCTTGTAGGTAGGATTGTTCTTGATGCCCCGGTAGATTTCACCGACTTTGGAGGCAGACAACTGTTTAATGCCGGGCAATCGTTTCACCAACCCGGACACGCCGCGCATGACGGGAGCAAAGTAATTGCCCACCATCTCGGACTGGTTCTCGAAGAAAGTGGACGTGAAGGCGCGGGCAATGGCTTCGCCGGTGCCCACATTGTTCTCACGCCCGGCATATTGGATGTTCCCTTTGTCATCCTCTGCAAACTGTACGTCGCCCGTCATGCGGCGTGAGGCATCTTCTGCCACGTTGCCCAATCCCGTCGTTGCCGTCACGCCCGCAGCGGCCACGGCGTCGCCTGCCATACGAGCCGCGCCACGAACGGCACGGCCTGCTGCTGTCCGCTTGGCCGTGTTCAGCCCGAACCGCTTGATGCCATGCTCCAAGATGGTCTTGGCTATACCTTTTCCTGCACCCGACACGGGGTTCAACGCAAACTGGAGCATGAAGGGGATGCTCTCGGCGGTCACCGCCCCGGCCTTGTAGCCACGGCCCAAATCCTGCGCATAGTAGGCATTGGCAGCCATGTTTACCGCAGCCGCATCCAGCAATTGCTGTTCTTCGGCAGAAAGCTGTTCGCCCCGCTCTTCCTTCTCCGCCGCTTGGCGCAACAGGTTGTAGTAAGCGGTTTCCGATATGCCCATCATCCACGTGTCCGGGTCAAATCCCTTGTCGCGCAGGCCGCGCAGGGCACCGGCCACGAAATTCGTCTTGCCCTTCTTCCCGGCTTCCGTCACCAGTTTGTTGGCATCGTCCAGAAAGTTTCGGGCGGCTCTGAGCGAGGTGTATCGGTCTTGCTGCTCACGGGTCTGCGCATTGCCGTAACGCTGGGCAGCGGCCACCGCCGTGGACGGGATGAAGGCCGAACCGGCGGGCATGGGCAGGGCTTCGCGGGGCTTGTTCAGTTCGTTGTCGATGTTCCCCAACTGCTCCCGGACGTAGTCGGCAAAGAGGGCCTTTTCAGCCTCTCCGGAGGACTGGTTCAGTTGTAGTTGAGGACTGACGGAGTTGTCATTGAGGACTGGAGCAGTTGTCATTGAGGACTGATTGGCTCGGTCGTACTCGTCAATCACCTGCTGGGCGACGGAGGTCGGGGGCGATGAAACATGCCCCATTCCTTTGTCAAAATCAGCATAACTGCCCAGCTCCAGGCCGGATTCCTTCCCGGCATTGTACAGCCACTCGCGGGTCTCTTTTTCATCGGCATGTTGGTCGAAGTCTTCGTAGCTGCCCAGGTCATAACCGTTGCCGGACAGGGATTCATACAGCCACTTCCTCGTTTCTTGTTGCCTGTTATTATTGTCTTGCATAAGGAGCTTTTTTTGAATTGTTGTTGTTTCGCATATATGGGGCGGACTTCTTTTCCGGCGGATACATGCCGCCGCCCAGCTTGAAGCCTCGGCTTCTCAACTCTTCCGGATAAACCATCCCGTTCTCCAAGGCGTATGCCGCAGCGGCCATCCAGTCGACTTCTTCGTTCACAGTCTGCTGCCCATAGTCGCCTTGGGTGACTTTCCGGGTGATGAACGGCCTTAAGTCTTCCCCGTTCAACCCGGTGGAATTGACGATTTGCCGGGCCTCGTTCTCCGTCAGCCGGGTATTACGGGTGTAGATATTCCCGTCGGCACCAATCACGCTGTCCACAATCTTGTCTTGTGCCCGTGCGGCATTGGCTTCCATCGCCCGGTTGTGCCGTCCGGTTTCTTTCGCCTGCTGTTCTTTCAGATTCCGGTCGGCATCCGCCTTGTCCTTATCCGCCTTCAGCTTCATGTTCCATTTCAGCAAGTCCAAGTCCCGTCCTTTCTGCTTATCAGCAGCATCAGCCGCAGCCTTTTCCCGTGCCAGACGGACGTTGTACGCATTGCGGATATCATCCCCCTTGGCCTCTGCCAGGATGGCATCCTGCCGGGCCTTCAGCGCATCCCGCTTCTCCTTGATGCGCCGCATCCGTTCGTTTTCCGCGAAGGCGCCCGCATTCAGGTCGGCGGGCACAGCCCCCTTGGCTGTATAATAGAGCTGGGCGGCATTGCCTATCAGGTTGCCCAGGTTGGCGAACACTTGTCCGAGATGCTCACGGCGTTCACGCTTCCGGCGTTCGTCCGGCGTCTCCTCGCTGGCAAAGTAGTTCCGGAGATTGGCATACGTGTTCAGCGGGTTCAGCCGCGCCTGCTCGCTCCAATACTCCTTGTCGGAGGCGTTCATGTCCTCTTGCGCACTGCGGAACTGCTCTTCATCCATGTTCTGCAAGGCCACGCGCCGCATGGATTCCTGCGTGGTGGATTCCGGGTTGATGGTCGGGACAGGCGCGTTTGCCGGATTGGCACGGCCTGCCACCTGCGCCGCAGCCACCGGTTGCGCCGGCATCATTCCCGCCGATGGCGTTACGCTTGCCGCTGGTTCCGTAGGCGTACTCGCTTGCGTGGCGTTCGGTAGCGGTGAGGGAGTCTGTGCCTGCCTGCGTGCCCTGCGCTCGTTAATGTTGTCGATTCGTGTAGACATAGTTATAGTATTCCTGATAAAGATTGACCTGCCTGTGCGAACCCTTGCGCTGCCGTCGCCACATTCTGTGCACGCTGATTGTTGACTCCCATCCGAGCCTCATCGATGGCTGATAGCTGATTCTCATAGTTCGAGCGCACCTGTTCCTTGTACGCATCTGCACGCTCGGCAATGTTGCTCGTCACATCTGCTATCACTTGGTTGTTGGCCGCCTTCTGCTGGGCCACGCTCTCATCCGTCGCACCGGTCACCGCTGCCGAACCTTGTGTGCGATTATACCTATCGTCAAGGATTTTTCGAGCTGAATTCAGTGCAGCCTGCGCGTCGCTACGCTGAGTAAAGTCACTGTAATACTCTTGGTCATACCAGTCCTGCGCACGATCCTGTGCGCGGTTCAAAATCCGTTCATTCCTTTTTGCGGCTTTCCGCCCGGCAATACCGCTGGCTATGCCCGCGCCTATGGAAGCCACTCCGCCTATTATTCCGCCTAAAAGTCCCATATCTTTACATTTTTTATCGTCATGGGACAAAAATAGGCCGATACCTTTGCAGGGTAAGTATATAAACTGCCAATTGATTAGATGGAAATATGCCGTTTCAGAAAGGACATAAAAAGATAGGAGGACGCAAGGCCGAAACACCCAATAAGGTGAAAAAGGACTTGCGTACCCGAATCAGTATGTTCTTGGAAGACAATTTCGACGAAGCCATTGACACCTGGAAAGGCATCAAAGAATCCAAAGAGAAAGTAAAACTTTACGTAGACCTGATGAAATTTGGCATCCCCACACTACAAGCCGTCTCGCTCGACGCAACAATTACCCAAGAAAACAGCGTGGAAGATGACCTCAAAGAACTGTCAAAAGAGAACGAATAGCTATACTACTTTTATACTACTTATTATTATAATAGGAGAAAGTGTTTTGGGTCAAAATCTACGCAAATAAATTATATTCCAATCATACAAAACTGATTTATTGAGCATTACAATAAATAATAAACTGCTTTGGGAGCAGGGGGTCGAAGGTTCGAATCCTTTCACCCCGACAAACTGAAAACGAGGCACTTAGGTTATTAACCAAGTGCCTTTTTGTTTGTTTCTATTCCAATTTATTCGGTTATTTAGGATCGCTTTCTGGCTGCTTGATGCAAATTTGGTGCAAATAACTCGCGACACTCTGCCTAAACACAATGCAATAAGTGATGATCTGTTATACTTTTCGGGTTGGAGTCTATCGCATAATGCGTGGAAAAGAGAATTCAAGTCCTTTTTTATCCGACTTCTGTCTTACCTAAATAAAAAAATCCGACATAAATCATTGATTCATATCGGATTATCCCTGCACGGGAAGAGAGGCTCGAACTCCCGACACTCGGTTTTGGAGACCGATGCTCTACCAACTGAGCTATTCCCGTGTTTGCGGGTGCAAAGGTAATGCAAACTTTTAAAACTACAAGGAATTCACTCTATTTTTTTACGACAAAGCATGGTTCTTTTAAGAAAATCCCATTATTTCGCGTAACTTTGCACTCGTATAATCCAAAACACATTGACATGAGCAATGAACTGCATCCATTAAAACCCTTCTTGCCTAAGGAAGCCAAGATTTTGATTTTAGGAAGTTTTCCACCTCCTAAAAAACGTTGGTGCATGGAATTCTTCTATCCCAATTGGACTAACGACTTTTGGAGAATCTGGGGATATATCACCCAAGGAGATAAAAACTACTTTGTCATCCCCAACGAAAAACGGTTTGATAAAGCAAAGATAGAAGACTTCTGCCGGGAGTATGGCATAGCCCTTTATGATACGGCCGAGGAAGTGATCCGCTTGAAGAACAACGCTTCAGACAACTTCTTGCAAATTGTCCGGCCTACCGACGTCGCCGCTTTGCTGGAGCAACTCCCCAAATGCCACACCCTTGTAGCCACAGGTCAGAAATCAGCAGAAACCCTACAAGCCACCATCGGTTGCCCCCCATTGGCCGTTGGCGAAGCCGTCTATGCCACATACTTGGGAAGAGAAGTCAAAGTGTGGCGGATGCCTTCATCTTCACGAGCCTATCCGCGACCGATAGCATGGAAAGCTGAATACTATAAGCGGATATTGGAATAAGAAGAGGCCCCCATTGAAATCCCAATATATCTATACGAGAAGAAGCCAACTGGCCACAAACCGGCCTGTTGGCTTCCTCGCTCTGACGGGAATTATTTCTTTTCCTTCCCTGAATTTTCTTCCTTCTTGTGCCGAGGCTCGTTCTTGGCAAGCATGATGACATTGAAGGCATACTCGGACATCCACTGCTCGGAATAGCCCAAACGCTCCTTGTATTGACGGACAGCCATTGCTGTCTTGTGCACATCATCTTTCTTCCACACCGTCTTGGTGCAGACATCGTGCATGGTCTTCTCGACCATGGTGCGCAAAGCTCCCTTGAAGACGGAGGGTAGGCGGAACTTCCATTGCATCAAAGTGCCTATAAGCATAATCAAATCGTTCGAGAAGCCTTGGTAGAGGAACAAGTAGGACTGCACCTCGTTCTGCGTGCGGCAATGCTTCTTCACGGAGGCATCGATCTCCTTGAAGAAATTCTCACTGATGCCATAATCCTGCATCAGCATCTTGCGCGAGGCAGCCTTTTCCGCCAAGCCTATACGCCCATTTTGAGTAGGAACCTTGAACAGGCGTTTGAAGTTAAGCACATCCGGAAAGAGGCGGATGTTGGTGATGCCCAAATTGACCGCTATCACCGACTGAAAATATACTCGCGTCAAGGAGATGAAGTCCTCCACACCCTTGGGCGAAACTTGTTGCTTGTTTTTGTTGAACAATCTGGCTATTATACCCAT